CATCAGATATTGTTAGATCAAGGTATTCGTTACGTAGTTCTTGTTTTTCAACTGTGGACGGATCTTTTAGAGCGTCAAGCACTTCTACCTGGAACTCATCGAGATTTTCCATAGCTTCAAGAGCTTCAATCTCATCGGATATTGTTAGATCAAGGTATTCCTCCCGTATCTCACGTTGTTCAGCGGTAACATCAGATAACTCTCCATCACTTTTTTGTCGCCTTGCTCGCATTCTTTCTATTTTGCTAAGAGCTTTCTCACCTGGCGTCTCGGGTGCTGGTGTTTCTGGTTCGGGAGTTTGTTCAGGTGCAGGTTCTTCAGGAGCTGGTGTAGTTTCTTCAGCAAAGTCAGCTGACCCAATAGAATATAAAGCACTTTGCCAACGCTCTTCGTGATTGCGTCCAGCTACTTCTTTCACAAGACGCGGTTTCAGACCGGGTATACCTACAATAACAGCTGTATCCGGTTGTCCTTTGACTGTGTCAACAGTGATACTACCTCCGTTTTCGTATTTGAATACGCCACTTCTACCTTCACGTTCCCATCTGTTTCTGTCGTGTAGGACATCTTCCAAGTATTTCTGCTGTTCATTGGTTAATGGTCGCGATCGTTGTATCTGTTCATTATTCTGTTCTCTGAACTTCTGTATATTTACTTGGTATCGGTTTTCACCTATCTGCTTGACAATATTAACAGCTTTAGAGGCAGATTCTTCTGGTGTATCTCCCCAAGTATTAGCCCCTAAAGTTGCTCCTACGTCTTGATCCGAAGCTGTCCATTGGCTATCTTCAAGAAGTTCACCTTTGTCATTTTGGTGTTGATGCACAACGACATTGGCAAAATCTATATCAGCATTCTCTATTTTATATGCGGGCACAGTGGTGGGTGTGATGTCCCTTAAGGTTGGCGTAAATTCAGTAGGAACTAACCTATATCCTTCATTTGTGGTTATGACACCATCCTCGGTCTCCGTTTCGGTCTGCGTTTGGGTCTCCTCGCGACGCTGCCGCATTCTCTCGATCTTACTGAGAGCTTTATCGCCTGGTGTCTGTTCCGTTTCGGTTTGGGTTTGTTGCGTCTGCTCATCTGGTGTGGTCTCAGAAGCTCTTTGTTGACGTATTTCATTGGCTCTTTGGACAACCCTTTGTCTGACCTCATCCCACGGTCCCAGATCCATATCTTTATCCGCGTGAATGAACTGTTTAAAGGCATTTTTAATGCGATCCAGTAGCTTCTCATGATTTTCAATAAGATCGTCACCAACAAGTCCTTTTGTGTTTTCTACATGTTCATTGGCAAGACGCTCAATTATTTGACCGGTATAAGGTTCAGGTGGGAGTTCTGGTATGTTATCCTGTGATGTGGTCTCAGGAGTTGTCTGTCCTCTATTAGGTGTAATGGTTATTTGCTGGGTTCGTTCATCGCCAGATCTGGTTATAGTTGCACTCTCACCGACTTGATCCTCTACACCACTTTGAATTGTATCCATTGCTTGCTGCACTGTAGAAGTAGATTCTGTATCGGTATCCGTTGCATCCTCAACAAGTTGATCAGCAGCCTTGACCATTCTTTGCACACGTTCATCAAGTTCTCTGTCTCCGCGTCCGCGGTAACGTCTATACCACTTTTCACCGATGAGCCTGCGTAACCTTGAGTCTGCGTCTCGATGTAGTTCAGCTGTAGCTGTTCCGTATTGTTCTCTAAGGGGTTCTGCTATCTGATTGTATCGGAATTCAATTGGATCACGGATACCTTGCTCATATTCCTCTTGCATCATGGCGCGACCTTCGGTATAAGCCCCTGCTTGGTCTCGATAGAATTCACCCCAATCCCGTTCATATTCCTGTAGGCTCTGATCTTGTTGCTGTTGTTGTCTGTTCTGATCTGCTTGCTCGGCTGGTGTTAGGTTTTGTTGCCAGAACTGTTCTCGTTGTTCAGAGGTAGGTGTTTCAAACAACTGGAACTGATTAGCAAGGTCATCCCGTTGCTGTTCTTGTTCCTGTGGAGATAAGTTTTGTCTCCAGAACTGTTCTCTTTGTTCTTGTGGCGTAAGGTTTTGTTTCCAGAACTGCTCTCTCGATGTATCTGTTGATGGATCAGTATCTAAAGGTGCACCTTGCCAAAATTGTCTCCGACCTGCCTGTATTTCATCTGTTGTGGGTGCTTGCCTTCCAGCTCCATGTGTTCTTGCAAGATCGGATATTCTGCGTTGGTTCAAGTCTGCGGTAGCTGCCTCAGCATCAAAACTCGCACCTGCGGCAAGATCGTCCGCTGTTGCCTGTGCAGCTTCATCAAAATAGCGTTGATAATCATCAGGTGGAGCAGTTGTCTTTGAACCTGTGGCTTGGTCATGTGCTTGGTCAGTTTGTCTTGTGCTACGATTTCGTATAGCGTCAGCAACAAGCGGTCCGAGTGAACCTGGTATTTCAAGTAAACCTTCACCGAGTGCTTCAATACCTGCTTCTTCACCAGCCACAATAATATCAGCAGCTTCCAAACCTCGTGATGTCCATGCGACTGCGGGATGTCTGGCAAAATTACCCAACGCCTGAGAAACACGAGGGAGTGATTTCGCTGTTGAGACTGCACCGATACCAGCTCCTGCACGTAGATAAGGTAAAAAGTGTAAAGCACCGACAGCTGTTTGTAAGGGTTTTTCAACATGACCACTGGTTACTTCATCAAGGATCTGGGCAGGCGAAGCTAAAGTGCTCCATAGAATGTTACCTAAACCTTTGGCAACACCTGTCGCATGGATACCAGGTTCTTCAGACATTTCATCGAAGTATTGTTGAAATGTCTTACCGATAATACGAGGATCTCGGACAGAACGTTCTATACCAGCTAATTCACGACCGACACGAGAACCGACTGAGTTCTCAATCGCGCGGTCAATAGCACCTTCACGCGTGCGATCTTCAAAAATACGCTGTATTATACGAGCCCATTCTTCATCCGTATAAAGCCCCGTTGAATAATGTTTATCCAACAGGTTGCGTTCTTGTGATGTGAACTCTTGAATATAAGGCATTTGACTATCTCACAAATGTTTTATTAGAATCTATCCCGGGTCCTGTTCCTGGATGTGTCTTTTCCCATTGTTGACGAACAGCATTCTCAATATCTGTGGGTGAAGTCTGTTGAGTATTCGGCACAGTTCCAGTAATAAAAGCTTGTCTCAAAGCCTCTTGAGCATAAATAGCTTCCATGCCACCCCCCGAACTTCTACGTATCTTTTCACGAAGCCGATCTCCTATAGTTGTATCTATATTTGAACCTGTCCCCGAACGAGCGTGCAACATTGCATTCCAGTTTGCTAACATGCGTTTGTTTATTTCAGCATCGGTAGCTCCTGGATTTTCTCTTTTCAACTGGTTACGGATACGCATACCAACACTTGAAAATGTGGTCAAGGCTTCTTCTTTCGACATAAGAGGATCATTTGATAATATAAGCCCTGTAATCAACCCGATTCCACCACCTATTCCACTTCCAATCAATGTGCCTAAACCAGGTATAATACTACCTAACCCCGCGCCGACCCCTGTCGTCGCAGCTACTTTGCCGAAATCCCACCAATTAGAGTCTTCATGTTCTAACATCTCATTCAACTCGGTAGCATACGGAAACATCTCTCTGTTGAGTATATCCTCTGTGGAAGATACAGATTGTCCAGGAGTGCCGATTAAGGATTTATCATCTCCACCACTGGGACCTCGTATTCCTAATCTCTTGTAATAATCTATCATTGCATCACGATATTCTATAAGCGATTGTTCAAGAGGTGAGAGTTTGCCATAGTCGTCAATCTTTTTTTGTAACAGGTCTTTTTCCATCGACCGAATACCATCTTCGCCATGCATAATTTTGTGAACATCTTCTGCACGTGCTTCTGCTTTGCTCCGTAAATCTCGCAGTTGTTTAGAAGTATCGAGTCGGTCTTGATGTTCAACTTTTTTCATGTCGAATTCTTGGTGAACGTATCCGGTGACAGGATTATACTGAGTTTTATGAACATCTTCTGCACGTGCTTCTGCTTTACTGCGTAAATCTCGCAGTTGTTTAGAGGTATGCAGCTGATCTGCAAGCGATGTTTCTGCCCGTCTATCTGCAGCTTGCCGGAGTGCGTGTCCTAATTGGAACTGACGGACATTCTCCATAAAGCCTTTATCACGATACGCATTTGCCTCGTTAAATCTACGCTGTTGTATTTCTTGAGAGAACCGGTCACGCATCGACATACGCTCATTTGTTATTGACTGGTTGATAGCATCTGTAAGGTATCTTCCGATTGCCATAGGTTCACTCCTGATTTATATTGACAAGTTTATAATTTTTCGTATACTTTTTAAAGCATTGTTGGTAGGGAATGTCAGCTACCTCGCACGAGGTAGTCCCTACCAGACCGACTGACATCGGACAACAATGCATAATGTAATGCAAACCCACAAGGAAATAGAATATGAAATGTTTGATGACCATGTTACTTCTACTCACAGTCGCAATTCCCGCATACAGTCAGTTGAGTCAAGATGATCTCAATCAAATTAGATTGATCATTAAAGAAGAAATTGATCCCGTGAAGAAAGATGTCGCAGTGATACAAGGCAAACTTGAAGGTATCGACAAACGATTTGATGGTGTTAACAAACAAATCGATATTGTCACATATATTGTATGTGCCCTTATCGCACTGATTGCCATTGCTATCATTCCACAATACATATTCCTATTCCGCAGTAATAAAACAGCAGAACAAGATCGTAAGATCGCAGCACTTACAGAGGAAATAGAAATACTCAAAAAACAACGCATAGTCAGTTAACACAGGTTTCTAAAACGTTGTTTTCCTTCCAAATGCCCCTGAGTTTTTAGGTGTCATCATTTCAGCACCACCGCGTTTGATACCTTGTAAACTTTTTGCTACCCCTGTGTTCGGTCGATTACGCCAGTTATGAAATAAGGTTGCAGCAGGATTTTGACTTTGTTTCCACGATTCAAACGTCATAGGTTCAAGTATCGGGGTTGAAAAATTAAACGGTGTGTTCCGATAACTGCCACTATATTTAGCTGTTCCGCCAGCAGGTTTTTCTTCTGTTTTCCCGATAAGATCAAAGTATTGCTGCCACCTTTTATCGCTTACGGCAGCCCCTTCTTCCATAAAGTTTCGCATCCAATCCTGTTGTTGCATATCTTGATGATGAGAATATAGGTTGCCAAGTGTTTGAATAGCACTTCCAAATGCTTGACCTTGTTCAGCTTTCTGTTGTTGCATGAGTTGTAAGCCGTATTGTTGGCGTTCAAAAGATGTTCTCGCAAAAGCATCAGCAAGAGCGTCGCGTTCCCCTTGATATATTTCATCCATCCTACGTTGTCCAATTGTGCCTTCTGAAACACCGCGGCGTGCAGCATCTGCTCCCTGCTCTCTCCGAATTGCGTCAAAACGATCTCCAATCATCTTTTCAATAGCCATCTCAGTCTGAGGGTCAATCTCTCCACGGGCATAACTTTCGGCAAGTTCCTGCAGTTCCGTATCGCTGAGTAATCCCTTCAAGATTCCAATAACGCCACCGACACCAGCACCCCATGCTGTGCCAACACCCGGTATAACAGAACCGAGTGCTGCACCTGTTGAGGCAAATGATGCACCTTCGGTGAGTGCGTTTGATATTCTATGTCTGGTAGCCATACCCATCTCCTTTATCTTTCCCAATAAGGATCAAGTAAACTTCTTCTCGCGTGCTGTTCTGCTGTAACTTCTTGCTTTTTCTCTGTGTATACTGTGCCATAATGTGTGCTTCGAAACCGTATAGCTGCGGTTGCCATTCGTATAAGTCCGATGTACAACGGTATTTTTCTTATTTTTTTCTGTTTTATTCTTTGTTTTATGTTCTGCGTATTGAGGTTTGTGCGTATCATACGACTTTCTGTCCTTGGAGATTTTGGTATTTTTCCAGTGCGTATTTGACAGCCTCGTTGTGTAAGAAATCGTTGAAGTTTTGATCTTTATGTACGAACTCGAACCCATTTGCTTTTTTCCACATTTTCTGTCCGTCTTTACTCCATCCTCCGAACACGTTTATCCGTCTGGGTTGTGTACCTTTTGGCAATCGTCTTTCAAAGAAAGCCATTGTTTTTCTGATAGCTTTATCATGTTCATTTTCATTTGCTCTGAAGCAGAGTTGCTCAAGTATAGTGCCATTGGGAGCGATCACAAAACGGGTTGTATTATTTTCTGCTCTATGTTTGAACCATCCTTCGACTGATGCGGTTATCCATGTGCCGAGTGATAGATATGGTTTTGCTGAGTAGGGTGTATCATTTGCGACAGCGAATACGGAGTCGTGTCCACCGATGAGCCATTTTTGTTCTCTGCTTGGTTCGATGTGTAATATGCAGTCTGGATTCACTACTTTATGCCGAATGACTCCTGCCTGAATAAACGGTTGCATTTGTTGACACCATCTGTTATTTTCGTAATCCCACATTCCGCTATTACTTGCGTGTGTTCTATCCCAGGTGTTCCAATAATTTTTACCGGTTAGCATAGCAGCCACAAATGTAGAAGTTGGTAGAATAGTTTTTATATTTTCTAATCCGACATTCTTCTTTAGATGCATGAGTTGATGTGCGATACCGAGTAGTTGTGAGTTTTTAGGTTTACCTGAGACGTTATAATGCGGAACATCTTCTTGTTGTTTGATGTCGGAGAACACAGGTATATGATGTGCTTCTCCATCTTTTGTGAGATACCAGATACTATCCGAATAAGAGATCGGAAGAATGATGTTTACTTGACGTGTGTAAATCTGTTCATCGAAAAATCCTTTTAGATCATCGATCATATCCTTGTCAGGGATTGCGGGGGTGTCAATGACTATCTCATCAACCCGTGTATTGTATTCATAAAAGCTAAACTTTGTATTGCTGCATCCTATATCGAGTATGAGTGTATTCATTATTTCTCCTTACAGTGTTTGAAAAATGTTTCTGCATAAGGTTTATTGAAGAAGTGTTCGAACATATATGTGCCGACGTGTGCGAGTGAAGGCTGTTTATGTGCTTGAACTTCTTGTTCACTAAACCCTGCCCCGGGTATACTTTCGTGGAGTGGATAGATTTTTTCCTCAGTATTTTTTGTTAGGAATACTGACCAGAATGCTTCATCATCTCGTATAAATTCATTGACTTCCTCATAAAACATTCTAAGTTTTTCAAGTGTTTGGCTGTTTCTTATACCGTTATGACATCCACTGATAGCGCGTAGATCGTCCCCTTCCACTTCAGTGAAGTTTTCAGTTACCCATTCTTTTGTTTTTTCTGCGTGTGTATCACTTTCCCAAATGCATCGTTGATACAAATCTGCTTTTAGGCTTTCTGTTGTTTTTGGGACGGGGTATCCGTAAATATCAGCGTCTTGATTTTCCAAAGTTTCAATAACTTTTGCGTAATCAAAAGGTGTTTTATGATGCAGGTTGATCCACCACATATCTACATCCATATAGATTTTATATTTTGTATTTTCTATTGCTGGGTGCCAGAAACATGGGATATAAGAAGCGTATTGTATTTTATGTTTGCAGTCTATAGGCACAATGAGGTCGTGCACACTTGCTTCTCGGCAATAGGGATATACGATATTTAGACAGCGTTTATCTACGAAGAAGTGTACCTGTCCCACGTCGCATATATTTGTATGTAGGATCATTTGTTTATATGCGTAGATCATGGATTTTGCATAGACGTGTAAATCGTGTGTTACAAAGAGCGGGTGATGAAATAGGCAGAAGAAGATTGCGAGATTACCGTCTTTTTTATCTGCGTTTTTGAGTGGTGTTTTGAGTGGATCTAATGCTGCGGGAAACCCAAATAGGACACTATGATTGTTTTCTGTATGAGATAAGAGTGGATAGACTTTACCGGATGGATCGAGTGCATAAGTGCCTACGATATGCCGTCCAAAAGTATTGAGTCCGTTAGGTGCGGGTGGTAGTTCTATCACATCCGGTTTTGTCAATGCGTTTATCGTAGGTGCATCGTTGTTTTCATTAAAGAGTGTTGCGAGTTCTTCTCGTTCTTGTTTGTATGCTTCCATATAGAATTCTGAAGCCCCGACATTGAGAGTTGCGACACTTTCTGTTTGCTTATAGTTTAGGAGTGATCGTTGTTGTATTTCGTGTTCTTTTGCTTCACCGATACCTTGTAGCACTTGATACTGTTTGATTTCGGGATAGATGTAGAATAGCAATGAGAACAATCCTTCATCGTCGCTCAGATATTCTTCATGCTCTTTGTAGAGTTTGTTGATATACCATAGCGGTATACTATTTTCACGAACGCCAATAAACCAACCAGCGAAACATCGGAGTGGTGATAGATCATTTCGTTCTTTTAGCACTGTGTGCTGTTGGTAAGCCATGTCATGAAATTGGTCAGGGATACGCGGACCAAATATGGATTGTAATGTTTGTAGTGCTTTTTCTTGCACATCGTCTGGTTGAGCGTGCTGACTGTAATTGACTTGATAAATCCAAGACTGTTTTTCTATGGGTTGTCCGAAAAATGAGTCTTGATCTGCCTTATCTAAAAACGCACAAAATGCTTTCCAATCGAATATTTCACCGCTTTGGTGTGGATCAATCCACCACAAATCAGAGTCACTATGAAATCGGTATCTACAGGGTGTGACGGCTTCGTGTGAGAGTTGTGGCAGGTATCCTGATAACCGCACGCCCATTGGCACATCAATGATTTCTATAAGGGCGTCGAGTCCGATCTGTTCAAAATAGGGACGCATTTGTGTTTCGCATCCTTTGTCCATGAAAATACGGACGCGTCCACATTCTTGAATGTTTGTATGCCGTATAAGTTGTTTGTAAGCATACGCGATTTCGTAGGCATAATGCATGACGGGAAAACCCTCGCCTGTTGGATTTTCTGGTGTTCTACTTTTATTGAACAGATAATAGGATATGGATATATCTGTGCCATTTGGGCAAACAGGGAGTTTGTCTTGTATAATCGGTAAATCTTCAATAAATCGCATTATTTTATAGGTGCTCCTGTGTGATCATGTATAGTTGTTTTTAGGCAAGGAATGCTATCGCAAGTTGCATATTTCCATCCGTGTTCGTATCGGTTGTTTATGATTTCATCTTGTATTTTCTCAATATTGTGTCTGTTTTCTTCTGTTGGATTGATAAGGAGTGCGTAAGTATTGGCGAAATGTTGAAATATCTTGTTATTAAAAGCGCACATGAACCATGCCAGGGGTATCGTATATAAATGATTAACGTACTCCCATAATAACTCGCACCCTATGGGCGTGTATAAAATACACGCATCCCACCATGTAAGTTCGCGTGTGCGTTTTATCCAGGGGCTTTTTTTATCTATAAAATCATTTGATTTCACCGCACCTTCATTTAATGCGGTTGATAGCATTGCAAACAGCAGATTTTCGGGTTCAGGTAGTGCTTTTAGGGCATTTACCAGTTCAGTCCAAGTGCAATTAAATTTTGTATCATCGTGTATCAAAACAGCACATTCACGTGTTTGTTCGATATGTTTGTAAAATGCCATATAACTCCAAGTTTGTGCGAGATATGTTTGGTAGCATTCTTTATATGTATTATTGCCTAACAGATTCGAAAACAGGGGTATTCCTTCATTTGCAGCAGCCAAGCAGAGTTCTTTTTTATCTGTAAAATCCTGCCAATGTTTTGCCACAAAGACTTCTATTTTATTTTTAGGAAACCCTTTTTCAAGAAGATAATGGGTACATAGTTCCCGTCGCTCTGTTTCTGTTTGTACATTGAGAATATAAATTTTGTCTATCATGGTGTCCTCAAAAACTGCAATTCTGTTGTATGGAACAAATTGGTATCTACACTAAAGTTTGTCGGTTCTTCTCTAATTTTGGTATAACCTTGACTCACAAATATCTTTTCAAAATCGTGTCTGGGTATCTCTAAAAAGCAGTCATGAAACTCAATCGATAAGAACTTGGGGACAATCTCCCAGCTATAGTTTTCAAACAACTCGACTTCGCCACCTTCAATGTCAACGGCTAACACATCTATATGAGAAAGTCCTAATGATGAAACAATCTCGTCAAAAGGTGTTTGCGGTATCCAAAACTCACGGACTGGATAATCTGAGAGATCGAAGAACGCTATGTCGTGTATAATATGAAAAGCATCTGAGAGATACCTTTTGACAACTCCTTTTTTGTTTCCTGTTACAAATGCATTGATACAGGTAATAACATCCGGAAATCGCTCACGCATGACTAAAATAGAACCGGGATCACAGTCAATACCGATGAAATGCCAATCCTGTATAGCTTCAAAAACTTCGGGAACATGTTTGAGTTGTTCAATCTCTTCTTGCATGACCTGTTGCCAGTTCGGTTGTATTAAATAACTGTATTCCGCTTCAGTATACAAACCGATCTGAATTGCCACGCCTTTTGAAATATTTGAATATAGCATTACAACCCCGCAATCTTTATCAGTTCTTGATGTGCTTTGTCTGCGTCAAGCGCGTATTGATGGAGATACCGGCGTAATATATCAGACACATGTATCGGTTCGGTATTCAGTATTATACGTTTAATGTTGAGTTTATCTAAGTAAGTTTGTATATTTTGATCTGTGGCATCAGCCCCTTCAAAATAAGAGTCAGGTTTGATTTTCCGAATAAGCTCAAACTGGTTATCATTACCGGGCAGTTTGCAAAGTCTATGTATCGTGTCAACATAGTGGCACGTTTCTAAAATCTCAACACGTTCTTCATATTTCAAAAGTGGTCGCCCCGCACCTTTATAGTGGTGTACCGTCTGGTCATCAGCCATCAGAACATGCAACACATCACAGTGTGTCCGTGCCGCACGAAAAAGCCGTACATGTCCAGGCGACATCCAGTCGAAACAACCGGAAACAAATCCTATTTTCATTGAATGTTCTCCCATACAATATCTGTTTTTTGATGTGCATTTTTAAAATGAAATGACCCCGGTGGTGCCCAATCCGTTGTCGTTCCCATCGGCATAATCTCTGTTACAAATCTATAACCCGATTCCGCAGGACACCACACCCCTTTTTTCTCATGGGTCGCAAGTCCTGCTTCTATCGTGAGTCGTTGATGTATAAAATGATCGTAAAATATATAGAAGTCATCTGCGTCACGTAAACAGTTCAATATCCAGTTCGCCCCCGCAGGTGAGACTACCATGCTTTCATCATACCCAGCGATACCGCGTTTGAGAAAAAAGTCTTTATACGAAGGTATCGTCTGATGAAAAATAGCTCCAAAAATCTGTTCACTGATTTCTGATTGCACAAACCTGTCTTTTTCAGTGAATTCTAACTCGTTCAGATCACCGCGACGCGTCAACTGTAAAGCAAAGAACTCTTCATCTACGACACTTAGGAGTTCGTTCACCATAATATTGAGTATATTGAAACTCACCGTCAGCATCTTATCATCGTTGAGCACAAGACACACTTCATCTTGCTCCGAAATATGTCTGAGAATACGTGCATAATTCCAGACTTGACTGACGCTACCCGGTGTTTGCTGCACATATTCCGTTACCGTGCCGATAGCATATTCTTCCACAAAATCAAAACCATCTTCGGTGGCAGCGACTGCAATCGTTTCCATGCTGTCATAGGCTTTGCCATCATGACCTTTGACAAAGTGAATAACCTCCAGAGGTATATCACGCATCTGACTTGCACCCAGCCACGCGTGATGCCGATCTACACAACGTTCAAGGGTTAATACTAAAACTTTATCTATCATGCATTCCCGCCATACCACGGCACCATCAATTGTCGCAATGTATCTAAATGAAACCACTGTCCTTCAAAGCGGACACCTCTATCATCAATGTAGGCTTTGGCTGCAGGTTTGTGTTTTGGAAACGCGATAACTTCTACAAGGTCTAAATCCTGTTCTGTGTTATGCAAATCCTTGATACGATTCCAGTATCCGACAAACCATTTTATTTTCTCAATACCACCGGGTTGTCCACTGCGCGCACTATAGATCGCAATGCTAAAATGCTTAACATAATACCGCAGCGCTGCCATTGCGTTTGGCACAGGTGGATCGGTAATAACATCCGCACCTTGCCATCCTGATTTATAGCTATGAATCACGCCATCGAAATCAAAGCACAGGTCTACAAACACTGTGTCGTTTTCTCCAATGACAGGCAGCTTTGGTGGCAAGGATTTAGAACTTTCAAAATCGGGTGCTTCAAATATCGTCATACCTATCTCTCTTTCTTTTTTCACCAAGTTGATCTAATGCTTTTTCTGTCAGCTGATGATGATACCAGCCGAGTGGCAGATGAATCTCATATCTGCCATCGGTTTTAACCACTTCTAACTTATGGTGCTTGAGTCTCCTTTTGTTCCCATGCCAGATATGCCAAAAGTTACGCCAGTTCGCTGCACGAAAAATCGCGTATTTATATATCCTGCGGACATACACCAGTTCAGGATACTCGCCGCCAAGCGTTTTTACTTTTATCGTCACATTGGTCTGGTCTGGTTCAACTTCAAAAATGTTCATTATTTTATTGTAAAATACCAAACGATGATATATACTTATCAATGCATTGTTGGTGGGGAATGTCAGCTACCTCGCACGAGGTAGTCCCTACCAGACCGACTGACATCGGATAACAATGTATAATAACAGTGCGAACCCATAAGGAACACAAAATGAAATATCTTTTAATCACTCTCTTACTACTCAGTATTGTTCTATCAGCTCAGGCTGAACTCAGTAAAGATGATCTCAACCAAATTAGGTTGATCATCAAAGAAGAAATCAAAGCAGAACTTATGCCAATCAAAACTGAAATCACATCTATGAAAGCCGACATTGTATCTCTAAAGGAGAGTGTTGCACGGTTAGACGGGCGTGTTGACGGCATTGAAAAATTAATCACAGGGCTTATTGTCATCATCGTTGCATTATTCGGTATTCCACAGCTTATTGTCTTGTGGCGGACTCGTAATAATGGTTCTCTTGAAAAACAGATAGAAATAATCAATCAAAGACTCGAAATTTTAGAAAACGGTCGCATCCAATCTTCACAAGATTAGGGATAGGTGGGGAAAACCCCATCCTAACCTATTCAACTGTCATCTCGTTTAGCATATCTTCACAAGCGATTCTGAAATCGTGTAGTTTTGCGAGTGCGTTGTGTTTCTTCTCTGTCTCCGGCACTTCTTCGGTGATAAGTTTCTGTGCGTTATGAATTCTTCTCTCAAGCGATACCCTGAGTTTCTGTGTGGGTAATGCGTCCTCTACAGCGTTTTTTTCATCGTTATGATGATGTGTAATTTTGTCTAAAATACCCATCTTTTATTCTCCTTTCAGATTGAAATACTTTTCATCACCGGTGTCTATCACCAGTGATACATGGTTATAGCGCGAATAGTTTTTTCGTGCTGCTTCTGATAACAATAACTCACTGGCAGCCTTTTTCCAGTCCTGTTTTTTGACAGCGTCAATGAATTTCACAAACCCTTTGAAGTGGGGCAAGCCTAAGTTGTAAATAATGTCCAAGATTGCTTCTTGTCGGACTGTATCTATTTTATGCCAATCGCTACCGAACACACGCACTGCGTCTGTTAGAACAGACTTCAGATCATCTGCTAACAGGAGGTGCATATCGTGTTCGGTTAGGGGTTTGGTAAATATCTGTTTTGCGGATTCAATAGAACTGATCTTGATGCGTCCTTGTTGGATAGTCGCTGATTCAATCAACAGATCATAATCAAGGTTTGGGACAATTGCGCGGAGTTCTGCTGTTGTGACACCGTTTGTTTGGAGTGACCGACCGATTCCGATGGTCACAATTCCTTCTGAATCGAGATACGGTTCTGGTTGGACACCTTCTTCAGCAATTATTAACTTTGCTATTCGAGATAGAGGCATACCCGACCTATTTTCCAACATATTGATATGTTTAATATGCGGATTCGGTTCAGTTGGTATCGGTGCATCTATTGCAGGTGCTGGTTGCGTCTCAATACTTTTGATTTTATTTTCAATACGAACATCCCATGTGACGACATATACCAACACAGCGATAATGGTGATTACCCATAAGATCTGCAGTGAATATGGTAATATTTTCTTAATCATTGTTTTATACCTTGATGGTTCTTGCCAGTGAATCTTATTCATTTTCATTCACGCTGGACATGTTTTTGATGTTCTTTTTGGGCAATATCATGTACCTTATGCATGGCATCTTGTATTGTTAACAAGACTTCTTTGTCGACACCGGCTTTATGTAATTCAGATACAAAATGAAGCACTTGACCGGATGTGGTGACAATCCCCAATATCGAATGCGTCTTGTCATCTATCGCAGTGATTTCGTCAGCGACTTTTTGTTCTACAGCAATAACACCCGCACAACCATTCAGCAGTGATAGGCAGAGAATGATTACGCCTAAGAATATCAGAAATAAAGTGAGTGAAATCGTTTTCATTGTTGTCTCCTATAAGTTGGCGGGCAGTGGAGTAGACGACACTGCCCATAAGTTCTAATCTTGATGAGATCGGACATGTTTGGCATGATGGTCATCAACAAGATCATGCAACTCTTGTATAAAGTTGTTCACCTCATCTATGATCGCTGTATCCACACCTTTATTGTGAAGATCAAGGATCATCTGAGCAGCCTTGTGAAGTAGTTTCAAACCGAGTAAAAGTGTTCCAAACATTTATGATCTCCTTTTTCGTTGTAAAATCTTTTCAAATGCGTCAAATATGTTTCCCAATGTTTGTAAAATGTTTGGGATCAGCTGTGCCATGTGCCACAATGCTAATAGTATTATACTGTGATGGAATTTTAGAAATAGACCATCAAAGAGTGTTGTCAATAATAAGATCAAGCCTACAGAAAATTGTAAATACGGGTTTTGAACAATACGATGAACGCAACCCATTTTATGGGGCGCGTGCTCCGTAGGCGTTTTCATGCTTATCACCTTCGAAAAAGCCTAAAACGATTATTGAGATTAAAAAACCGATCACAGGTATATAATTCAAAATCGTGTAATAGCCTTCCCTGTTGAGGTCATGCCATCTCTTTGTGTTCAAGGCAATATGCATCCAAAAACAGGTGATACCAATTACAGATCCTATTGTTAGATTGTGTAGACTAAACATTTTCCATGTGAGTTGGTGTGGTATACTAAAGTGAAAAATAAAAGACAGTAGGGCAGCTATCAGAACCGCAAGCAGATTGCCAAGCCACCAACGGCTTCTACCGATCCGTCCGTTTGTATTGAATAATAAATGTACTATGTTTCTCTGTTCGATATTCATCTGGTTCCTCCTTTATAGGTTGACAAACTTAAGATTTGTAAAGAAATCGATCATATCTGTGTCTGTGATAAGGCTATCCAGCACAGAGATAAATGCTTTTGTTGAAAGGGTTGTGTGAGGATGCACCGTCTCAAAGACGGGTGCAAACATACCAGGATACTTTGTTTCAATGTAGCTAATGATTGTATGTGAGTCTGGTCACCAGATTTCTATAGAACATTATTGTTTTCCTTTCTATGAGAGTTTCATGTGTATCCAATTCCGATTATTTCCGTTATTTTTGACAAACATAAACAACATAGGACAACTCTGTATGACAAAAATAACGGTAACGGAAGCTTTGAAACTCGTTGATGTTTCTAAAACAACACTCTATGCAGACATCTCAAAAGGTACTCTTTCTTGCGATATTGACGCAAAAGGACGAAAACGGATTGACCCTGCTGAACTACAACGTGTCTATGGTGCGTTGAAAGCGGAACAAAACGGGACACCCAATTTGAACAATTCTAAACAGAATCAAACACATTCAATACCTTCTGAAAATGACCCTGAGATCGTCTCATTGCTGAAATCCCAGATTGAACGTCTTGAAACAGAAGTGTCTGTCGCACGCGAACGTGAACAAAACTTGATGGAAATGCTCGCTGTTGAACAACAAAAGACACTCCGGATACTACCCGCACCCAAAGAGAATAAAAAACGATGGACACTTCGAAATATATTCCGACTCACTTGAGTTCATCTAATGAACGCCAGCAGCGTCTAATATCTGTTTCAGCACTGCATCCACTTGATCGTTTGTGTAAATAACACTGGGACCAAACTCAAGGGCACTCGAACTGATGACGAGCAGCTCTATTTCTATCGTTTCTTGCACTGTGATAGAATTCGGAGCGAGTGCCTCAATGAATTCCATGATTTGATCGCGACCGTGCGGTGGATTGTTTGCGTATTCTTCAAGCACGCCGATTTTATCGGGAATGTCCCCCCATGCAAAGGTAATACCACCCGGTAGTTCTAAATCTATTTCGTTAGGATAGACAGGATATTTCTTTGCTGCTTTTAGACTGGTACGGATTGCTTTCTGAATAGAAACTGCTTCAAACGCATGCTCTAACTTGCCAAATCCTTTGTGAACATCGTCAATCACCTGTTTAGCGTATTTCACGATGTCCTGCTTCGCTTCGTCAAGTAGTTCATTTATCTCTTTCTTTGCATCTGATGCGACTTGTAAAACTTCAGACTTTACGTCATCTGCGAGATGCTCTACCTTCTTCTCAACTTCATGAAAAGCTTTTTCTACAACATTTTCCACGATGTTTAACTCCTTTAGCGCGGCATCAGCCGCTGATTCTACACTTTGTGCAACATTTTGGGCAGTTTGTTTCGCTGTGTGTTCAGCTACGTGCTCAACTTGTGAGGCAGTATGTTGAACAGTATGCACAGCGTTGTTTGCTACGTGTTTCACCTTGTGTTTTAGTTTTTTGAGAAAACTCATAATTCGCTAATCTCCAAAATCCCATAAGGGTTTTGTGCCACCGTCATATATTTTGGCATGTCCTTGATCTATCAGGTAGGTGGCAACATCTGTTTCACCTGATACCACGTTTGCGACAGTCCGTCCTGCGTATTTGCCAAGTTTAGGGTTAATTACATCAAATACATATTTAGATTTTGCAAGTAATTCGTTTAATGATTGTTGTGCTGCGAGTGCGGCAGCTTTCTCACGTTTACGGCTTTCTTCGGATCTTTTTGTGCCATCAGCATTTTTCGTTGATGGTCGTTTCTCTGGTGTATCGATACCGGCGATACGGATGTCTGTTTCAAGTTCAATACCAGAAGGCGTTAGCCATATTTGTGGGAATATCTCTACAGGTTCTTTCGGAATCTTATCTGCGTAATGAAATATTTGAATACGCACATCTTTGAGTGTATCGCCATCATAGACCTGTTTTTCACCTTGAGTCAGTGTTGCGTTATAGGTAGGTAACGTATGTGAGAACACCATGACCAGTCCCAGTCCTAACACAAATCCTGTGATCATTAAGACGAGGAATAACAGGATTGATTTACGGGTTGTTGGTCGGTCATAAAATACTGCTTGTAATCTATTTTTGAGTTGTTTTCTTCTAAAATAATTAATCATTTCGTGCTCCTTTCGAATTATGATTTTCGTTTGGTATAAAATAAAACTATATTCGAGTCGCCCGCAAAATACCCCTTCTTGGATTGTCCCTATCAAGGATATACCATAAATTCCGAGTCGTCGGATTATAAGCAGCTCCCGCACAACCCGGTTCTATAACTATATCTCTGCTCGTAACAAGAACACCCGCATTTGACACACACCTTATTTTCCAATCCGGATAAGACTGAACTATCCAAAAATGTCCATCACCAAAACCAATCCCATACATCGCATCACTAAAATGAAATCTATCATTCCCCGATCGCGGCAATTGAATAGTAAGGTCTGTCTGCTCAACACCTAACAAAGTAAAAGCACGCAACGTCGCATTTGATAAATCTAAACCCCACATATAGGTGCCATCATAAGCAAGTCCCTCCAATTTTCCGTTCGTATACGTATACTGTGCCACACGGGTCCCGGATGTCGTATATTTCCAAAGTCCACCAGTACCCGTGTAAAATCCTGTATCTTTGCCACCAATCCAGATATGCGTGCCATCAAAACCGATACATGATGCTCGAAGCGGAATGTTCAGTGACAACTCCAAAGATTCAGAGACCTGTTCGTTGCCATCAATATCAAAAAATGTGACGAAATCTTGAACATGTCCAACCTCATCTACCGTTTCTTGTGTCGTTGTGTTGTAAACATAAACACGCTGCGTCGCATTGTTAAACTCCAGTCCGATATTGATCCTGTCCGGAATCAGTTGAGATACAAATGCCTGATGCCGTGTAATACGAAGAACACCTGAATAAGCTGACTCACTCCCACGCGTCGCATTGAAACGCAATTCCACCGTCTGACCCAAAACCGGATTGTAAAGCAAGTTTCCGTTGCTCCGTAATCTCCAGCCATCCGGTAATGTGTAGTCAGGATGCAACGCAAATCTCGCCTCTCCTACAGGGGCATTGATATAACCCTTCAACCGCACACGCCGACGATTGCCATCCTCCCACGTCAAATGCGGCAGCTCCGACCATACAATCGGAACATCCTCTATTATGGCTGTTACATCAAGACGCGTCACATCATAGTAGTCTGGCATACTACGGATCCGGTGTAATCGTGTCTTGATCCATGTAATAACGAGGATACCACGAACGATCCGCACTAATGTCCGGCGTGTTGATCGTTATCGTAAACTGCTTCGTCGCCGTATAACTCCCCGTATTATCATAGGCTGAAAGCGTGATACGCGGATCATGGCTATCCATTACTGGATTGCGGTTGGCGTTGGCATCCGCTTGTGTGTCATGGATACTAACTCCAAAACCACGAGCAGGCGGAACGCCACGGGTATACTCCCCCGTGATCATCATCGTATCCTCTTCATCCATCGTCGTCACTTCCTGAACATCAATAGTGGCTGGAACACGATTGAGAATGTCGATATAAAAAGTGCCTTGCCAATGTTCCCATCCCGTATCCGCAAGATTACGACGAGAAATCCGTGCCAAACCCCATATACGCTTGTCCGCATTCACATACGGCAATGTAAATCGTAAAAAACCGTTCAAGTTACCCGTCAGCTGCTGTGGCGATGCCGGATCCCAAACTATATTGCTCGGTATACCATTGGCTGTTGTTAACCTATTTCTATTGTTTTGAGCATCCGATTGAGAGTTATAAAAACCGACAAGCTCAAACCGAGTCGCAAAAGGTGCTCCCGAAACATAATAGACATTGGTAACCCCACGCGTCCCCTCTATACCAGAACCGCTACCGATTGAAATACTCGGAGCAACAGCATTGCGGATCAAGAGTGTGTAGGTATCAAAATCAACAACAGAACCATTTTGGACAATCTCTACACGACCATACCATCGAGTATCTTGACTCACGGCTGGTAAAGCTGAACCATACGATATACTTCCCGAACGCTCACGTATCGATTGGCTCGATAAGGCAGAAAGTTCACTACTCGTCGGGGATACGTTCACATTTGGTCGTCCCGAAGTTCGAGGATTTCTATCCGCACGCGCATCAGATAGCGAGTTGTGAAACGAATGACGAATCTGCGTCGCAACAGGAGAACCCGCATTATACATAATCGGCACTTGGAAATTCGTCATTTCATAAGCACTATGATTCCCCGCTATACTTATCGTCGCTGCTACCGATTGATTCACACGGATACGAACTGTCCCACGCGCTGTTCCCTCTGTTGACGTAATCGTGAAAACAAGCAACCAATCCACATAGTTCGGACTACTGCCCGGCAATGTCGGAGCTGTCACTCGATGTGTCAACGAGGCATATTGATTCGCTCCTAAAGGTGGTGGTCCCGCAAAGTCATCTATCACAGTTATGTCAGGATTAGAACCCCCTTCACTAACAACCTGGTTACTCGCATTCCGAAGCTGATACGTCAAACTTGTCGCAGCCGGATACCCTGTGTTGACCTGCACATCAAAAATCGTGTTCTGACCTTCATAAAGATTAACAATAGAAGGCACACTCAGTGTCGGCACACGATTCGCACGAACAATCAAACGCGTTACATCAACATAATCAGGCATTGTAAGTTAACCTATTGCTTGCGGTATTCGGTTGTTCATTGACACTTCTCGCTACACCCGCACCGATGGACAACGTCGCACTTGTATCTGTATTGACAGCTACCAAATACTCTCTCCCGTTACCTCTAAAATCTGAAAGTGTTCCACCTGTAATCTCAATAGCATCCTCTGTGAAGCCAGTAACACGCTCACTAAACGCTATCAAGATGATGTTATCTCGCAACACAGAGATAACAACAGACGGAATCGTGTATAAAAGATTGAGGATAAACCCAATACGAATGTCAGGCATTATGTGCCTTGTTCTACTACCAAATTCGCATACAACGTCCGAGCCGGAACACCACTATTCACCGTCAGAAGTATCTTTGCTGTCCCAGCCGAAATGTTAATATCACGAAACTCATGCGTGTAAGCATCCTCGTCATTCGCATCTAAACGATCCATTCGGTTCGAATCCGTAAATAGCTCCAAGTCCGAATTGCGGAGTTGTGCCTCTGTGATCGGAGGTCCACCCCTGTCAAACGTCACATCAAACTCAATACCTTGACCGATATAGACTTCTATACTGTTATCGCCATCAATCGTTACTGTCGGTTCTGATGTGGCAACGACACTGAATTCTATCGGAATTAATCTCTGCTCTGGCATTAGGTACTCCAGTATATTGCGGTGCTATCGTAATCCGCAGGTATATTATGATACGTTCTATCTGTCGCTTGCCCATGAGATTGAATAACATCTGCTGTAAAATCTAAGACGCGATCTACATCGACAACATCTGTCAAATCCCACGTGCGAACCCATAACGCACCAAAAGTCGGACCCGTCGGGTAACCTACTGATGCTACTTTTAATCGCTGAAAAAATTCGGTATTATACGCACCATCACCATCCGGGTCAAGTGTCCTCGGTCCCTTAATCGCTTCCTTCGTTATCGCTTCAACGATGAGCCAGTCAAAAGTGCCAGAAACTCCCATGTCATACATCAACTTGAGTACATAGTCCGCACTGCGTAGCCAGTAACCTAAGTGGGTCGTGATGTTCGGAACAAGATCAGCATACTCAGGGGCTTCCAATAACCAAGATTTCTTCTGCTCTCGCCAAGACTTGATCGCACGAATCGCACGGACTTTTTTCTCCGCAGTTGTCAATGCACCCGGTATCCATGCCGGTTGGGTGCCACTCGGTGTTTCTGCCGAATCCGTTTCACCAGATACTTTGAACACAGTCGCTGCAGCACTGTGCTCTATCACTTGGTAATCAGGTTTCGGTAGGGATACACCCGTTGGAACAACCCCTGCAATCCAAACATGCACATCGGAATTATCAATCAGGTAGCGATAAATCGTATCCGCATAGCCGTTCGGTGTGTTCAGACTTTCAGTCGTCCGAGATGATGTCCTAAAATCAAAATCAGTGACAATATCAACGCCATCAACAACACGCTTGATTTGAAGGTGTCTATCCGAAAGAACTAATATCTTTTTCACTTCAGGCGCAAGCGGCACAGCCGATTGTCTCACATAGTTGATATACAGTTTCGTTGCCATTATGCACCTTTCATTCCCAGAATCCGCTGGAGCTGGAAATCACTCCCATAAGAATGGGTAAATCTAAACGAAGTATCACTCACCCAACCCAGTGTCGCAGCAATCCCACGAGTGTCTATTTCTACCAAATTCGAAGATGATGCAAACGCTGTTGCTGGACACGCATTCCACGTCGGTCTGTTTCTACCCCGTGAACGAAAGAATAAAACTTTGTAGTCTGAAAACTTGCGACCCGCATTCAGATTATGTGTCGCAGCCAAATCGTCAGCATCATCAGGACTAATACTACCTGTCCAAAGCGTCTCAAGATTATCACGAGGATCGTTCGCCTCTACAAGCAACGAACTATTCAGTCTCAAGTATCTGCCCGGAGCAACGTTGTTACGAGCTAAAACATTCGCTTTCCTGATGTAGCGAACATTATACGAACCATCAAAATCACCAACATCGAATACTTCCGCCCAATTCCCACTAAACGTCCATAGACCATTGCCACTCCGAACACCAACTGCTGACACCTCAAACGCATTCAGTTCACCAAACTGGAAACGATCACCAACCGCTACATCATCCAAAGCCGTTCTTTTATCCGTGCTGTCTGTGTCCGTTTCAAAGATTCTAAGCTCACCAGACTCTACATAGAAATGACCCGTCGCTGGAACACTCGTTGACGTCCACGTCCAACTACCGAACGTTTCATACATACCGGTATCGACATCTGGTGGACTATCATCCGCAGGAACAGCAACACTCAAAGGACTCCCAGAAGTGCCATCACCTGTCAAAGTCGCATCCGTAGCTACTGATCTAAGCCAATACGAAATAACTTCTTGCGCTAACTTAGAGACTAAAATCGATCCAGCTGCTATGTTGAAGCCATGCACAGATCCCGCTATCAAAGCCCGGTTCTCTTTGATGAAGTAAATCGTATGACTATCCGATGCTGGCACCTCACCTTCAAGCACTGTTACAGCAAGCGTGTAAATACTTGACGCCGATGTCGGTGGTGATGTTATTTCTAAAATCGCATCTGTGCCAACATGGATATAATCCCCTTGAGATAAACCACCAAGTATCGTTGATTTATCTCCATCAGATGCTGTTGTATGAATATAGAGATTACCACCGGTGTAACCCGCATTCTGCGCAGCTGGCGTTGTGCTCGCACCAAGTGTATAGCTACCAATCGACAGAATCCGACCAATTTCACCTAATACAGGAACAACACCAAGCGGACTGTCTGTTGTCCCATCACCTTGAAGTGTCTCATCTGTCGATATAGATCCAAGCCCCGATGCTCCACGAATATCAATCGCTAAATTAAGCTCTGTCGTAAAACCATCTTCACCAAGATACCGGTTAATATCCGGTTTCGTGCCATCACCACCATGCCAGTCGACAACCTTAAGAACACGACGCGCATCGTCAGACTCAATCGCAATCTCAGGACTCCAGCCGTCTTCACCATCATTGCCAGCTCCACCTGTGCCACCTGTTTGACCAACAGGACCCCGAATATCAACAGCGTCAGCAATAGCCGAAACAAAGCCTGTAGCCCCTACATATTGACCCGTTGCCGGTTTACTACCTCCTCCTCCTGTCCAATCAGATACTTGTAGCACTCTACGCACAGTGTCAGATACAACAGAAAACTCAGGTGTCCAGCCATCGTCGCCATCTTCACCCTGCCCAGTTGTGCCCGGAGAGGTAACATTGACCCAGTCCTCACCATTGACAGAGATAAAACGCGCTTTGGTTGTCGTATTGATCCAGTACTGTGTTAAACCCGAAACTTGATCACTATCTGCAGGATCACTCGCTTCCGCATGGATAATAGCCTTCGAAATAGCATTACGGAGAAGTAATGATGCTATGTCACGAAAACGACCACTCATACTGAAAATGATCGACATGCCACTGTCAAACACATTCGCTTCTAATATATCAGGAACATCTGATAACTGCCGTTCCGCCATCAAATTACCTCTACAACACGAGTGCCTTCACTATCAACCAACTGATAACCATCCAAATCTACCAAGAATGTCCAAGATTCCGCTCGTGATACAAGCATAAAACCATCCGAATCTACAAGCCAATCACCGTTGCTGTCTACAAGATAAGGTAACACCGGCATGTCCGGTTCACCTTGTTGACCATCCGGGAGTGGGTCCAACTCAAAGGCTAAGTAATGATCTCCTTCAAACTGCGGTGTAAAAACTAAATGAAAAAAATGTAAGCCCTCTTCTTCAGATAACGTCGGGGGGGTGATAGACACATTCCTCGGTGTCCTGTCTCTCCCAAGTTCAGGGGTGCCCGCTTCCAAATCCGCAATACTACCAAACCATAATACACCCCACTCTACACCCGGACGACCCAAAACACCTATGTTATACTCAAAAGTTAAGGTATGCTCCTCTAAACCATCTATCGAAATCTTACGAACCAACGTCACATCTAACGGAACACTGCTATCGCTGACACCACCATCACTATCATCGCCATCGTCATCCGTGCTATCTCTACCTATCGTTTCAGTCCCTGGTCTTGACTGCGGAAACCGAATCCGATAATCTTCTCCTGCTCGCAACGGGTTGCGACCGCTAAACGAAACCTCAATTCCGATATAAGCACGATACCTGCCAACAAGGTCAATAAACCATATCTCCTCGTTCTCTTGCCAAAACCCAATATATCCGTCCGCAATAAGAGAATTTAGTAAGAGACGGTCATCTTCTACAAGTGAACCAATACGGAGATACTTTTTATCACCGGACTCAACAATCGTGAAATGTGATAAAGACGGATTGTATTCATCTGATACCTTGTAAGTACGGGTAGCCATTATTCATGAACCAATATATCAAGCACATTTTTGACTTGTGTTGAATCAAGTCCATAGGTATCAAAAATACGTTTTTGCTCTAATGCTACATGCCGTAAGTATCTGTTATAGCGGTCTTTAATACCAATACGATCTAAAAAATACTGCTCTAACATGTTGTCAAAAAAGGGTAACACTTCAAGTTTGCCGTCCTTAAATAGATCCCGTCTGTGCAGTTTGATAATTCTATTGAGTTGACGGTGTTCCCTATTAAGTGCTACTCCGCTTATTGTCGGCAAATCCGGAAGTGACGCACCTGTCGCAGTGTAGATAAATTCAGCATCTTCCCACGATGCTAAAAATGTTTGTAGTGAATATCTGTCACCACCACCAGTAGTGCGAGAACTATCATTTATAATGATCTGCGGATCAGTTGGAACTGAAACATCTATGCCTGTAATCCATACCGCATGGTTTTGAAGACTCCTAATTTGAGCAGCTGGATTATTATTACCCGGTTCTATTGTCGTAAAATCCGACGCAGCCTGTGCTGCTTCAATTATCGAAGGATTACGGAATTCACGCAGGTCTACAAAAGCAATTACCTTATTTCCAGATTCAATCTCCCTGATAAGCCAACTAAAATCGTAGCAGTAGCCCACATGATGCGGGACATCGTAATGATCAAAAAACAAATTTACTACATTCCAACTCGATGTATCGCTTATTTCTAAGCCTGTTCCTCCAGCAATCCGAGACAGGCTATTTGAAGCATAAATACGATCAGGATTGAAAGAAATAAATTGCAAATCGTAAAACGGCTCATGGTAAAACCTTTCCCAATCTGCAACAGGTACTGCTTTACGGTAGTATATTGCTTCACCACGAATTGTTAGAGAAGGTGTGTTAGAAACAGGTCTGATTGTGTATTGATTCCCGCCTCTTACTATTCCGTATAAAGGGTCTTGTCTATATCTTATGTTTACCACATCAGGCAAATGATTATTATTTTGGTCAACTAACTTCACAGAATCCCTTACGACTTGGAGAGAATCGTCGTGTCCTTCTACTCCCAGAGCACGCATTGCAGAACCACAAGCAACCGCTGCACATGTCGCATGATGCCCCTGATTTGACCAAAACTGCCTCTCTCTTTCAGGATTACCGATTATATCTTCTTCAAACTCCACTATGTTTATTCGAAGTATCGGTTCATCTGATCCTTCTTCCTCTGGTGTCGCAGTCAAAGTAACCGGTTCTGTTTCACCAACACCGTTTTCAGCATAGACAGATATTCTATATTCCTGTCCGTTGAATAAATTTAGAAATGGGTGGCGTGTGTTTAAGCCTACATCTATTTTAATCCCAGTATCTACTTGCACCCAATAACGCCTGATCGCAGAACCGCCATCGTTTGCAGGTGCTTTCCACTCTGCTAAAATCTGTCTGTCGCCCGCAGTCAAGACCAAATCTTGTACGGGGTCCGATATACGCGCTGAGGCAACATATCTAACAATAACTGGATCGGAGGCTCTGTTCAGGTTACCCGCAGTGTCTTGACACACATTTTCGGGTATCCTAATCGTGATCTGTCCAGTTCCGATCGGGGTTACCCTTGCCTTGTACCCATTATCTTGTCCTGTAAAATTGCCTAATGTACCGCCCTGTATGGATATATCACCAATAACAAAGCCCGATACATTTTCTGAGAAAGGTATACCTATATCAAATGCATCTGAATATGTAGCGGGTGCGACAATATCTACTTCAGGACGTGTCCTGTCAATTGCTATCGGTGTGCCTGATACAGTTATTTCTGTGCTATATCCAACCAAATTGCGACATCTACCCTGCACCTGATGACTTTGCCCGTTCATCAGTCCCGGAAATGTATACGATGTGGCTAATCCAATATCAATCCAGTCGCCAGTACCGATTCGTACTTCGTTTGATAAAATAGGAGATCCGTTCGCGTTATCTGAAGCATCAAAACGAAAGTGTATCTCCCCATCGTCTACTTCCACACTCGGATTGCGTAGCGGGTTAGGGATTGTCGCAATAGAATGAATTGCCGATGCTTCATTCGTGTTTCCCGCAGTATCACGTGCAGCGTTTGCCAATACCTGTACTGTGATAATACCTGTGCCTGTAGGTGTTATCTGTGATCTGAATGTATTACCATCTTGAGTGAGACTGCCTAACCTGCCACCAACAACACGGACACCCGAAGCAGAAAAGCCGTTGACACGCTCCGAAAATGGAAAGGATACATCAAACGGGTTTGTACCTTTATAGAATGAGGGTCCAGATATACCCGCAGTCGGTCGGATTCGGTCTGGTGGAATATACGCAATATTCACCTGCGTGCTACCCGTATTGAAATTATTGAAATCGTCAATCGCAACGTTCTGATTGATACGCAGACTAATCGTTTGTGTGCCTGTCGGTGTCACCGTGCATACATACGTCGCTGCGTTACCAGAGAAATTGGATAACGTGCCACCCGATACGATAATATCCTCCTCTGAAAACCCGTAGACAACCTTAGAAAAGATTATCTTAAATTCAATCGCGTCTGTTGTCGTGTAGGTAGAAACTGTTTCTATGCGGACTGTCGGTCTATCGGTATCTGAAATGACACGTTCATCTCTAATACGAGTCTCCACAAGTAAAATTTTGTTGAAAAAGTTGCCTTCCACACAGTAAAACACTTTCCCATCAATCGCAACATCCATGACTGGCACACCTTGGAATCCGTTCGCAGCTATTTCACGGGCTTGTAAAAACTCAAAGCGCGGTTCACCTTCGTTTTCCTCTATATCTTCTTCAAGGTCTACACGGACAACATTATTGTCATCAACTTCAACGACTTTGACGGGTTGTTTTAAACGTATTGGCATCTGGTCAACAAGTGCCTCTTGAATTTCGCTTGAGTATATGCGAATCGGTTCTGGCAAGTCCTCTATCGCTACCTTTTCCTTATGGAGTTTTCCACCTATCTTGGTATACCGATAAAGGACACTACCCTCTAAAAAATAAGCCGCTGTGCCTTCTGATATACCACGAACAGATGACATGTCCTTCAGAACAGGAATGTCTAAATGCTGCAGTCCCAGATTCACCTGCTGAAATGCGCGCTGCACATCTGATGGCACATTACGCGGAATTACTACGTTTCTCATCTTTAGCCTCTATGGAAACATTCGCGAGCTGCTGTGGTTCACCCCCCGACAAACAGAGTTTGTCTACGATACATAATGCTCTCCCCAACACATAGAAAAACTTGTATCATCCCCTGCTGAAACCTGATAAAATAACCTATCTACATATTTCGTTTGAAAAATCGCCGGTGTTGAATTTTTAGTAATAATGTCATGTGGAACTATACGCGTTGGCGTATAAGCATCTTCAGTTGTAAAGCCTAACTGCATTCTAACGCTGTTACCCGTATCCGGGTGAAGCTTAACACCGAATGGCAAAATAACTTCAGGATACAGAACATATTGTATTGTGCCTGTAGAAATCGTAGACAAAGAATCAAAAGTCCCTTCAACTGTAATATTCGGTGATTCATAATTCACGATCCTACGTTCTTGAACATTACCACTATTCAAAATCTTTATCTTCCACCCTATCAGAGTAAGTATATCAGCACGTAAATTGCCTATATTGAGTTGATCCGGTTCATTGGCTACAACTGCTGCATTATTCCCATGCGGAAGAACTCTATGCCATTCCCTATCCGATGATACTCGTGTGATCGCAAGTAATCCGCCTACAGGCAATCCTTCACGAATAACTGCAGGTCTCTTATTCGCATCTGTGCTAAAACTATTCATTACCTATTCTCCAAAATCTCATTTGTCGTAATGCGATCAATTATTGTTGGGCTTTCGGTCGATATTTCAACGCTATGTAAACGACCACGTAGATCACACCCCGCACGCATATCATGCCAGTGTTCAGGATTTTCAACGTCAATATATGTTTCATACTCGTCAAACTCTGTTATCGCTTTGATGTCAACACGCGCAGCCTCTTGGCAATACACATGAACAGATTCAAACCGCTCATGTGGACGTGTCGCATAAGGATTATTTCGCCAGATCCGGCGTATCGGCGTGCCGTCATCATCTTTGCCTTGATACAACTCAAAAAGCTTACTATTGATAACCGAAAATAACCTCTCTGGATAACTCTTTGTAATAGACCGAATACCAAAACCATCTTGCCACCAACGCCTATACTGCACATCATATAGCAGCGTTGTGTTCGGATACTCCGGTGTTTCTGTCAATCCTTTCTCTAACAAAGATGGAATACTTATATAGTAGTCTTTATCATAAGCAAAAGCTAAGGCTCGAGACGGAATAGGCTCGCCATATTCTGTTGTAGGTAATACAACCGCTTGAAACATCACATGCACCAAATCTGATATAGAGTCCGCACTCCTACCATTGAACCGATATATATATCGATTGGTCGCTAAAAAGTAGTGAATACCTCCCATATCAACGATGGTATCTGGGGCAGAACAACCAATAAGATTTCCATCGCTGTCCCGCGGTCCCAGAATGTCAATAACACTATGTAATTCAATAAGCGGGTCTGTTTGAATCAGCTGTATCTGGTTCGTAGCATAAACAACTAACAGATTATCTCGGATAAACGCCAGACCTGTAATAGCACCCCCTGCTAAATCCAAAGGTATATAATCCGGAAAGTTCTGAAAAAGTTTGATCTCCTCTGCTGGATCATAGTAAGAAATATAGACACGATTTGAGTTTGATTCTGCCACATAGTTTCGAAACTTGTTTGTCGCAATATGCTGAAAATGCGGGCTAAAATTACTTACATAAACCATCTTCCTAAAACTTTTAAGTGAATTCGGATCATCTTGTGAACTGTATCCCCAAGGTGTGCCAATATTAGTATCGCTATTGCGTAATGCCTTTGTAAATGAAACACGCGGTTTAGATGCGTCATAACTAAAATCTATATCCCCAACTAAAAGAGAATTGTAATTGCTACTATAAGGCACACGTTCTATAAAATAATAATCGCCATTTTCTGCTCCGTTCAATTCCGTTTGGTAAATATCTACATAACCATTCGTCCCATCTGGAGCACCTTCAACACGTATCTGAATGCTTGTCGCATCACCTTCTGCATCCGCTCGAATATCTACATACCTTGCATCGCTTGATTCAGAAAAAACAACTGCTGGGGCATAGGGCGATCCACCATCTGCTTTTCTTTGTATCGCTTCTGAAGGATCAGGATCGGTTACATCATTTGACCCGTCTGTAAGAACAAACTGAGCACGTATCCATACACGATTCGTTCTACCACTCGGCTCATTATCGACAAAGCTATACTCCAATTTCGCTTTAGGCAGATAAAAACCTCTTGCCGATGGAACACCCGTAATCGCAGGCGCATTTGGTGCACCCGGTATATTGACAACAAATGATGCCTTACCTGTGCTAATCCAAACAACATCTCCTTCATTACCTTCTTCATCTACCTGCCCCTTAAAAACAACACGTTCGGCTCCTGTCTTGATACGGTATTGCTGCCTAACACCATCTTGTATCTCCCCCAAATCATAGAAAGTCAGTTGTGATCCGATTTCATCGTTCAGTCGCGCCCATTTCAAATAGCCAGATTTGACAATCAGGATAATACTTTTATGAATAAATACATCTGTAATCTCGGATTCAGATGAGATACCTTTCATACCTTTACGCGGGGCAAGCCAACCGTGGTGTTCAGTTCGATTGTTGCGAACATAACTCGCAGTCTCGTGCGGATTGACTATCCTTTCCGTGTTCGTAATAAGCCCGCGTTCAAAAGTGGTTATCTGCATTATTTTTCTTTATGCCACGCTGTCCACGGCTGCGGATTATCTTCACCATCATTAAGATCTGTCGGTTGAATTGGTGGAATAACCTTATCAACAGGGTGATACAAAGCTTTGAAATCATCATCTTTCATGATTTGAATTTGTGTGCCCTGTGTCACTATCCAGTCACCGACTTCACCTTTGATGCTTTCCGTTTTCCCAGTTTCAGCACTAAAAGCTTCTATAGTGTTGATACTACTTTCAGTAATTTGTGTTGCCTCAACAACACCCATTGCGATTTGTCTATATTTTGGCATAATACCTCATTAGCGTAACCGGACAGTTGCCCGTCCCGTTGAATGATTATATTGGAAATTAGGGTTCAGCCTACGACTGTCACCAGGACGTATTTCTCTGCGTTGACCCGCTGTTGGTATGACGGCTTGTGTCCGAGCATATATAATCTCTGACTCCGCTTTATCCCCCCACATCGCTGATAAAGCCATATTGAAACCACCTTTTGCGTAAGCTTTCTCAAGACCCATTTTCCACAAGGTTTTATGGTAACGCTGTAATACCTGCGGAACATCGTCATCTTCTTCCATTGGATCACAAATATTGCGATAGAATTCAACTTCTATATCGTTGCGTAGTCGATGCATACGGAAAAACGCAGTATCCGCACCATTCTCCTCACTCGTTCCGATCATCACACCGCGTCCCCCAAAATGGCGGATAACTGTCTCCGGCTCTGTCAACGCCTCACCCAGTGGGAACAAATAATCACCATCACCGCGCAACCGAATTTCATAATTGATTTCGTTTTCATCAATCAGAAGCGGGTTCTGCGTCAAATCAAAAGGTATCCACGTAGGCTGAGCATCAATATAAGCTGCGGGTATCGGTTTTGATATGTGAATGTTCGCATCGTTACCCGGTTCACGAATATCTAAAAAGATTTGACCCGGATACGGATACCCCTCGCGTCTCAAATAAAAATCAACTTGCGACACCCATACACGACAGGGGTCAAGATCAGTGCTCGCGATAATCTGTTCATCAGCATTCGTTATAGAAAACTCACCATAATTCAGAAACTCCGTGGGCGTATTCGGATACACTGCACCACGGTTATCTAACATCGGGGTAAATTGTGGACAATTCCCCTCAAATTCACGGTCAAACACACGCGGTTTATTCGGTATCGGAAACAACCCGATTTTATCCCCTATCAGTGAATCTTCATCTTTATAGTAGCAATCAGGGTCACCCAAATCGCTATCACTATATGACCAGTCCAGGATAACCTGCTTGTTCACATAGTCCAGACCGCGAGTGCCCTGATGCCCCTCATACTGATAGCGAACTGAGAGTAGTTCTCCAAAATCGTCAGGGAGAGCATACTCTTGAACACCGAACAGTGAGCTAACATGCACAGTCTTCCGGACGGAGTAAGCACGGAAAGCATGTTCATCACAAGCTTCGTTTAGAAACTCGTTTAAATCTTCATCCTTCCAGATACCCTGCCGTGACTCCGCGAGGTATCTACGCATGGTAGCTCTCAACTGTCCGCGGTTCATTCTATTCTCCGGGTCGTTTTGTGCCGCGTAAGAATGCTTCAGCTTGGAATGGAATCTTACTGATAGGCTTACAATCGATGTTAGCCCAGATCACTTCATCATTCGCACCTGCGGTCAACGCACTTGCAATGACAGCTTCAGGTTGTGTTCCACCCGCTTCATCATCGGCTTCACCACCAGCAACAGGACGCAATGGAGCACCCGCAACAACTGCTGCACCGGCTTTGATAGCACCAAAACCGCAATACAATACAAGTCCGAATTCCTTTGCTTTACCTGCTGCTTGAGCAACCGCGACAACATGATCCGTCGCACCCGCCTTTTCAAGTATCCAGGGTGCTTGCAGTTCTATGCTCGTCGTCGCATCTGCCATAGCTACATCGAGTCTGCCATCCGATGTAAGCCAAATTACATCTAACTTTTGTGCTTGGATACCAATGACGATCCCACGACGCGTAGATCCAGCCGTATCAACAGCTCGTAAGACCGCGTGTCCGCGCATCTCTTTCAGATCTGTGTCATTCGTAAATAATCCACCACTGATGATAGATGACAGCGTTGACGCTGCAGCGAGAGGTATCTCTTTTGTGCCAACAGCTAAGTTGCCATCAAGCACACCAGCAGAAGTGAGTGCCAACAAATCTGTCTTACTTTTCAATAGATCACCGATCTCAACATCTTCACCATACCGAATATAGCTGGTGAAGACGTTGTCACGTTGAGCATTGAAAGCTTCACCTAACTCCATCTGAGGTGTATCATGACGACTCCAAAGTCCATCAGCTCTCTTTTCCGCAAATGAATGCGTTTGTGCAAATATCATGATTATCTCCCCTATGTCGTTAGCGAAGGGTTAATGTCATCGAGCGTTGCCAAATAACGAAGGTTGTCTGAACAGGTATTACCGATATTGATAATCACCTCAAACTGCCCCGCGTTGTTCGGCATACGCATCCACTCGTGACGCGCCATGTTGAAACCTTGATGCACATACCAACGCCAATAATCGAAGTTCAAGAAACGCAGTGAATGGTTTTGGCGTCCTTTGACTGGCATGTTCTTATCATAAACTATTGGAATACCGCGGTAGGTCATGTTCGTAAAACCCGCGTCAACCATCATCGTATTCGGATAACGCTCTTGTTCATCTAAAATCGCCTCAATCGCATCCCAAACATCAGGCGTCGTTAGAATAAGATCAGGTTTTATACTACCGTCTGTAATAGAAGTTGCAGCTTGACCCAGTAATCTACGGCTAATCGCACGACCTGTGCCGTCTGATGCTTCAAATACATAGGTGTTGAAGATGTCCGTATCCGATCTGTCGATCTTGCCAAATGTGGAATCGTTATCGTAAATATCTTCAAGTCCGTTAATTCGGACACCACCTTGCCCGCGTCCATAGAGGTATCTACTCATGCGGTCAGCAAAGATTTTGGTATAGGCTGATTGTCGGTTAGTTACGAGATTGGCATATTGAACATCGCTTGACCCATTTATTGCAACCTCACCGTCCCAGACCGTGATGATTTGAACATCCATCTTCGGCTCGAACTGTGCTGCATCAAACAGGTTCGGATTACGATAGTCCCAAGTCCCGTAGAAATCCTGTGCGCGACCGGTCTCATCGTGTGGGTCACCAGCGATCATCAGTTGGAGTCTGATGTTTTCGCCACCAGGATACGTCATCTGACGCGCTTTCATAGACTTATGAAGCACGTGGACATCGTAGTAGTTATCAGCGACTGACTTGGGTCCCCAATCCCGTGAAAATGCAGACAGTTCGCCTAAGTTTAGAAACATTTATCATGCTCTCTTGCCCTATTGAGAAAATGAATGCCCTATTAAATTAACCGTTATTGACGACTTGCGGCGCGAAACTATACGCACTACCGATTTTCTGTAGTGTCGCTGTATCCATTTTTTCACCGAGATTGATCTCATCCGGATTCAGTCCGCGGTAAGGTTCTTCAGATGTGCCACTTTGTTCGTCGCCACCACTTTGAGATGTGCCAGAAACACCTTTGTTATTTTCATCGCGTTCTTCTTCGGCTTGCTTCAAGGCAGAAGGAAGCTCTTCACCATTCGCAGCTTTTTCACCTAAAATAATCTTCGCTAAAATTTCAGGATCGGTTATCTTGGTTTCCTGGTTTTTAGCTATAATCTCATCACGAGACACGCCCGTCGTCGCTTCTACCATAGCCAGATTAGAATCAAATATCTGTTTGCTAACGGCATCTGTTACTTCACCAAGCTGTGTCTTAAGTGCGTCAATTTCTTCGTCTTTTTTCGTCATTACAGAATTGAAAATATCAACATTCTCATTGTTTTTATCTATAAGCATCTGTTCATTCGGTTCATAATGCTTATCTTCATCAACCTCAATCTTTTGGAATGCCGGTGTAGCCGGTTCTGATTCTTCCTCGGTCTCATCAGGTGAGCCACCATTATTTGCACCCGCCTGGTTTTGACCTGCCAACAAACCTTGAATGTATGCTTCCTTAACAGCTAACTCCGTCTTTTCTTTGGCAAAATAAGATGTTGCGGGTATACGTGTGCCGTCAGGCATCAGAACAGTTGGGGTTTCAACCTTATCACCATCTTGATTATCTTCTTGGGTTTCATCTTGGGTTTCATCAGGATCAGTGTTCTGGTTGCTATTTTCTTCTTCATCAGGTTTCGCACCCTGAGAGTTATCACGCGTCCAGCGAACATTCGGATCAAACGGAGGCTTCGCTCCTGCTGGCACGCTTACTGTATTTCCCCATACATTAGACATGAGGTGTCCTCCTTATATTTAGGCTGCGGCTTGCGATTGCTTTTTCTCCGCTGCCTTTAGTTTTAGCTTTTCTATCGCTATATCGATAGTCCCTTTCAACTCCTCCAACTCCATCTCATCAGCATGTTCAATATCTATCTTGGCTTTCTCTAAATCAAACTGATGCTCAAGCATCTGTTGCTCGGCTTCCAGCTGCTCCGCATTCATTTCCTGTTGCATTCTGAAAGCATCACGCCAACCCGGTAACTCAATCATTCTCAGAACAAACTGAGGTGGAACAAGCTGAAGCTCATACAAAACCATCACTGTATTGATCAATTGCTGTTTGGTAATCGAACGTGTCCCAATTTGAACACGCACATCTATAGAAACAAGGTCATGGGCAGGCAAAATCGATGCTTGGAGCTTTTGTTCCTCAAGTTCAGCTAACTCCATATCAAGCTCCGGTTTCAACATATTCGCACGCATCGGATCAAGTCGAGAGACAACACCCATCTTATAGGTCGCATCATCAATCTGTGCCTGGATCTCCATAATTCGTTGTTGACGCGTCGGAAATACCATCTCCTTCGCATTGAATGTGCCAAACTTCTCTGCCAACGTATCCTCATCCATAAACCGATATTGCCGGTCATCACGGACATTATCCAAAAACAGACTACACACATTACGCACAACAACCTTAATACCCTGATCTACATTCATCATCAGCATATTTGAACGTGTCGCAGCAGCCGATTGCAGCCTTTCAATAGCAACACCAGAACGCGCTTTGGTGGAATCCCCTTCATACGCATCAAACATGCCAGATATGTCTTGAATAATCTCAAGCGAAATACTCAGCAGCTCCTTAACTTCTGAACCAAGCGGGGGTGGTATCATATAATCCGCTCCACCTTCTGCTTCAGCTGTCACAATACGAGTGCCAGGATCCCCTAAATTCGTATCTTGGTTCATTCCTTGCGTCAGTGAAGACATACGCAATATAGGGTTACTACAACGCTCCGTATGTTCATAGATCTGTGAGTAGGACTTATTGATAGCAAACTGAACACCCGCCAAGTGATTCACTACCGACGGTCCGTAAATATCTGTTGTATTCGGGGCAATCGATATGGGCACAAACATACAAAAACCGTTCGGATTCGGTCCGTCATGGAGCACATGACCATTGCAGACGGTGATAACACGACCATTCGGATATTTGAGTCGATGTTTTTTACGCTCGCCATACCCTTCGGTCACGATCAGTGAGTCATCTCGGTAATGACATTCATACAGCTCCAAAGTCCCTTTCTTCTCGTTGTAATCAGGCGGTCTTGACGTGCTACCTGCACCTGTCATACCACCCGATCCAAGACGCATCTCCTCTCTAACAGCGTCAATGAAGTTCGACACATTAGCAGGTTTCCGCTCACGAGGTCTGTCTAATCCCAAATGCTTCTGGTACTCACCGGTCGGGTCCACACCCCATCTACCGATGATTTCATTCCGGTTCTTGTTCATCCGATGAATGGCGTATTTAGACTGCAGTTCACCATCCTTAATCATGGCTCCGTCATGTAAAAACAGATCATAATTAGATACAGCATCCAAACGAACAGCTCCACGCCCCGCATCATCTTCAGCATCCCAAAATACTTTTAAGAATGCTGTCCGATGTTTGATCGCTTCCTCTATAGCGTTTTGGATCGCGATAAGCCAGTTATTTCGGTCATATTCATGACGGAAAAAGTTGTCAAGTCCTTCAGCTATCGCATTCATGTTCTCCTGTCTCGGTAAAATCTCAATTTCAGGGATACTCTCTATCAAAAGAGACTTGAGCTTTTCCACATGCGAGAAGATCATGTTTATCACAAAACCTATACTATAATCAGAAAGCTTATCCTCGTGTCCAACCCATTGACGACCCCTAAATAACTGGTCAGCTTCCTTCCACATCATCAACGCTTCAGAACGCGTCTTTGAAGATTTCGACTCCTCATAAAACTTCATCACCATCGAGGCACGCTCATCCGCTGGGGTCATCTCAGGATTCGTCGGCTCAGCACGACCCGTCGCTACAAGCCACTCCTCTGGAGACATCGCTCCTAAGACATTCGCATCTGATGATGGGATAAAGTTCGCGTTCGTTTGAAGCATTACTGTCCTGTAATTGATGAGATTATCGTTGCTTTCTGATCTTCAACAGATGGATCCGGTTGAGATGGATCCGGTTTATACGGCTTAAGATCGCCGTTTTCATTTTCCAAAAGGAGCGTAGGCGTGTGAACTGCCTTGCCATGTGGACGAGGTTTCGGATTTTGACCAGAAAAAATGCCTTTTTTGTTGGTCTGTTTGCCCCATACATTACTCATCAGGTATCCTCCCGTATTTTTTGGTTATCAATCGCATTCGTGATGACAAAATCCATTGATTTGGATTGCGTGAGACGCATAATAGATGTGCTACGACCACCAGCAAGACTACAGATCTTACGATAAACTTTTTCAGAAACCGGGATCGTATTATACCGAATAGCCTCTGTCAGTTTCTGACGCACCCATTCGTGCAAGGATAAACCTGCAGCCATAGCATGCGACTCATAAGCCGTTAGATGCTGCAAGTTCTCGGTGCTATCCAGCAAACCTTGTAAACGCTCTATTTCAGATCTAAGCTCCTCGATAACTGTTTCTTGAGCATCCAACTTTTCTGTTATATTCTCACGAACTTGCTCAAGAATCTTATCGATATTCTTACCCATCTTAGTCACTGACTTGCATCTCCTCGTAAGCTTCCATCTGTGCTTTGATAATAGAAAGTCCTGTAGAGTCTTTGTCTAATTCACTCTCACAAACAGCAAGCACAGTTTTTAAAATGAGTTCAGTAACCTTACTTCTTGCGGTCATATTGTTGTAGGTTTCAAGCTCAACTGGCACAAGGTGATAGCCTCGTTCATTAGAGGGAAGTAACGTCCCTGTAGCCATACCCTGTTGTTGCAAACCTGCTCCGGAATTGTCTTGTTCTCCTGTTTGTGAAAGGTCAACAGACTGTTGTATACCCGGCGGAACATACACCTTACCGTCCAATGTGCCCGGTGGTGCTTCTTCTGGTGGCGGTGTATTACCTGCAAAATCTTTATCGTAATACTCCCGATGAAGCGCAGCTATATTCCAAAGTTCTACTTCTATCTCACCAGTGCTTTCCGCAGTGATATTAAGAACATCACCTCGCCCATTAGTCGCATCCTTCCAGTCAACTTGTAACAGTTTGCGACCCGGATAATAAACAAATTCCTCTGTTACACCACGACCCAGATCAACAGGAAACCGAACATGATACTCATCACTCATTTTGTATTAACCTCCAAGATGCTTGAGTGTCTCTGCTTCACCACTATCAGATTCAGAGGCAGCAGCTTGTTTTATATCAAGACTTTCACGCAGTCTCAGAATCTCCTGCTCCTGCTGTGCTATCTTCGCCTCTAACTCCGCTTTTTCTTCCAAAACTTGGGCAAACATAATGTCTGTATCCAACTCAACCCATTCAGGTTCAGGGGCATGCGGTTTGCCGTTATAGTAAATCTTATTGATACCATCAACTACAATATGACGCACCTTATCTATTTCTAAAGGGTCGTCTTGTGTGGTAGCTCCCTTAATAAGTCCGTCACGCTGGTTCTCAAGTTGCGTCTTCTTACGCTCCTGAGTTCGCACCTCGCGCGCCTGTTCTACCATTTCACGCTCAATCTCACGGGCTTGTTCGCACATCTCACGATCATGAAATACTGACATAGAAGCCTGTACTAAAAAGTTATGGCTCAATTGCGTGTTCTTTACCAATTTTGTCGGCATCTAAAACTCCTTATCTTTTCTCCATCCAAGTAGAGGTATAAATACTTCGTTTCGATCGCATAGACGGAAGTTGACTACCAGGGACAATCACACCCGTATCCGGGTCCTCCGGCGGCGGTGTCCACGAAGACACATATCGCTTCTTTCTATTAGGTTGACCACCAGGCATACGGAGTGCCTCAGCAAAAGTCTCCTCAAAAGACAAATTCCCATCTTCCTTGACTTTGAACTTCGATCTCTTAACATTCGGATTATATCCGTCCTTCGGAACATCAATCGCATTCACTTCACTTGCCCCAGTCAAGGCAACAGACATCATCACCACAATAAACCGCAACGCATCTACAAGGTGATTGTCATAATCACGAACCTTTTCAGGCTCATTCTGGAAACCGACTGACTTTGACTCGTCATAACGATACTGCTGAATCTCTCGGATCAGCTCTTGACAACGGTCAGATACGAAAAGCATCGATGAACCCGGCTGCTTCGTAAATGGATTAAAGCGCGTCGGATTAAACTTCATATACTCACGCAGTCTATTGATACCCGCCATCACATCACGAGTCGCCGGTTGAAACGGTATACCCCAACGAAGATATTCGTCTATTTCAGAGGTCAACGTCACACGGCTACGATTACCCGCTGTCGCATCTATCGCAAATAATCTGTGTTTCTCCGTCCGACGCGCAAGAATCTGCTTCGCATAATAGGAAGATACCTCTCCCTTCTCCTTAAACTCCTCGTAAACATACAACTCACCTGTCGGAAGTTTCGCAACTTGAACAAAGGCTGTCGGATTAGATAAACCTACATCTAAACCAATACCTTTCTCCCAAGAATCCGGCGGATCCACATGCTTGATAACATTCGTTATCTGGCTAAACTCCGTAAAAACCGCTTTGGTCATACCAATCTTGTCTTTATCACCAGATACATAATGGGCATACTCCCTTTCATCAAGACCCTCTTCAAGACTCTCAAGGAAATCTTGCGGAAGATTCTTTTCGTTCATGTGCGTATGCATCTCCATATACGAATGTGAACTCAGTTTCTCGTGAGATTCCGGTGAAGATAACTTATAAATCCATAAAGATTCAATCGGTAGGTCTTCTCGCAAATTAGCTATAAACCACGCTTGACGAGCAGATGGATCTTTACGCAACCGGTGAAGGAGCATTTTATACAACTTGATGTCAGACTCCTCCGCTTGGTCAATCATATACCATCCAATATTCGCAGATGCCCACTTCTTAAGTGCCGCACGCGTTCCCTCAAAACTCGTATACACAACTGTGCTGAGTCCACCAATTTCCTCTAAACGCGCTTCCTGCTGCTTTTTCGGTAAGAACCTACCGCCCTTTTTCATAAACTCAACACCCGCATAGTTCAAGAGCAACACATGTTCATCACTCTCACGCCAAACAAGACGACGCGGACAAACTTCTTTGAAGGAACGAACAGCAGCTATATCCATCTGACGCATCGATTTCATCAAAATAAAACCAAGATTGTTCTTGTAACAGTAAGAATGATACAAAGCCTCAGCACTCGCCATCGCAGATTTACCACAACCTACCTGACCCACAACACATCGGAATTTGCTCGGATCATCGTGAAAACGCTGCTGCGGGTTTTCTTTAGATACAGCATATACCTTGCCGTTGTCAAAAATAATACGCGGGAGCTTGATACGAATAGGTTTACCATTCTTACCTAAAACAAGATTGCGGTTTCCATCCAATTGATGTCCGTATTCGGGTCCCATAACTTAATCCATCGGTCCAGAGATCTGCATAAGTTTCTTTTCACCATTCGCCAACGTGACAAAGCCGAATGTCTTGGTCGTCGCAGGCTTACGCTTGCCCAACGATCCAAAAGCTGTGCGAGCTGAGTTCTGTTCCATAATATTACCAATAATCGCTTGGTATTCCGTATCTTTCATACCCGTAGTGCCTCGCTCACGCTTCGCCTTTATCATCGCATCATTACAAGCACTTTGAAGTTTACTCTGGTGTTCAGCCGCTTGCTGACGCCTTACCTTGCCTTCAGCACTATTCTGCCAATTCAAATTGTCATTCTTAACAGAACTCGGAAGCTTTTTGTCCTGGATCACAAGATTGCTTTTATTCTTCTGGTTCATTAGATTCCTCATCATCGCCTTCTAACCAGCTATCATCGTCCCAATCATATTCACCTGGAGCAACAGATTTCTCTTTCGCTTGGACAGGTTTGGTGTCCTCTTTTGATTGGGGAGAAGTCTGTATTGTAGGATCAGCGTTCTTTTCTACACCCTGAAGAGTTTTCAGATATTTCGCATATTCATGTTCAAGCTTTAAAGCCTGAAGCATACTGTCTTCTTCGCGCAAAATAGGCACCTGGTCTATTCGCTTAGGAAGCTCATTCATCCTTACACGAATAACTTCCGCTCGTTCAGGTGGGTAAAAATAATTGATCACCGATTTGCTACGAAATATTGACATATTCACTTTCGATATTTTTTGAATAACTTCGTAGCTACCACGCCGCTTGTTATGCACCATTTGCCGAAAACGCTCTAATAGCTGCTTTCTAAAATCAGCATCCGATACACCGTTACCTTCAGCTAACCTATAAAGACGCGGAAAATAATCCATAAAACTAAGATAAACAACACGAGGCTTGAATAGAGCAAGAGCCACTTCCAACCACTCAATCTCAGCATCGTTCAAATTGGGCAACTTATATGGAGCTTGATTTTCTTCAGACATAAAACTAATCTTTTACAAAAAGTTATGGTCCAGATTTTAGGTAAGAATGTGATAAACAAAAGGTTTATCGCATTTTGCAAAACCACAACTACACATTTTTTTATGGTTTTCGTTTAGCATTTTGAACACAAAATAAAAATAGATAAAATCGTGATAATCAAGCTAAAACATAACGTTAATTTAAAATTAGCAACAATTGACATAGCACTACACAACAGGTATAATAATAGATTAGTCTATTACACAATAAATACGCAATATGCCAAATAAGAAAATTGGACAATATCCTGTCAGTTCCGTACAAGTAAGGACATAATTCCACACTACATCTGTTAAAAATATTCAAAATAAAATATAATAGAGACATGGCACATTCAAACTCTATAAGACTCTCCATTCCAAAAACAACATATCAAAAAATATTACACTTCGCTGAACATATCGACTGTATATCAGAAACAGGAAATCCACAGCCCTCTAACGCAGTCAGAAAAGCATGCCGCGTTATACTCAACTTTCATAGCGATGAACAATTTCAAGAATGTTTAGAAAAAGATGGCGGAGATACTCTCTCGTTTATTCAAAAGTGTGTACGAAAAGGTATGCAGGAAGTATTGGAAGAAAAGAAATAGGTAGGGAAAAAGAAAAAAGGCAGATACCCAAAGGATACCTGCCTTGAATATATAGAGTTGAAAACTTCGGACATATTATTTTACATAAATATATTGGTCATGTGATGAATCTATCGTTCCACCTACATAGATAGTAACTGCACCATAGAAGTTTTTATGCTTGTTAAGGCTATAAGACAAGACGATTTCACCCGATTCATTCGGATAACCTGTTGCTACTATATTACCATCTATAGACATGCCAGCATCACTCAAACCATCTCTTTGAATTGTAACAACAAGAGTTTCATGATACTCGAATTCTATCTTGTTAAAAGATATGCCCGTTGGAAGCACAGTAAGGGTATAACTCGCTGAAACTTCCTCACCACTGCCGGCTATCTTTGCCTCTGCTGTGATCACCCAGTCACCAGTACTGGATGGGTGAAAGTACCCATAACTTTCTGTAGATTTACCTGAGCCTGAAGATGTGTTACGAGCGGTCTTCAATCCTGTTGCAGTCGACGGAGGCTGATAAGACCACGTCACCTCACTATAACCTCTACTTAGCGTTAATTTCGCCAGGTGAGAATCGCCATAGAAGCAGGTGTAAGAACCGTTCGTGGGCTCTAACGAGGCGGTAACAGGTTTTTTTAATTCTTGCCAAATGTTGAAGGCCTCTACCTTCTTTTCCAAAAGAGCATCTGCCTTTGTTTTTGCAGATTCCCATGCACTTTGTAGATTTGCCACATTAGCAAGCTCAGCCGTATACGCACTTCTTATCTCGCTAAGTTGGGATCGAAGAGTAAACCAATCAACACCGTCTTGGACACCCTTTATCAAAGCAGCTGAAGCGTCAGTTACCACATCCAACAAATCTAAGCCAACGGCATCAAGAATGTCGACTAAATCCTTGATAAGGTCTTCTGTGTTATCAGCAGATGCATACTCGGCAATACTCTTCATAGACGAAAGAATACCTAATCCATCATTAGCAAGACCGTATCCCTCAAAGGCAGTCTGCCTTTCATTATTTGCCAAATCCCATGCATGATCTGCCTCAATATAAGCATCTTTAGCTTCTTCTTCTGTAAGTGCCAGCAATGGCATACAAAAACTGAGAACGAGTAGCAGAGGGAATATGACCTGAAAAATTCTTATTTTCATTTATAACCCCCTTATATGTTGTCGGATATGTCCTTTTTCTTTCAACAGGCGTTCGTTTTCCGCACGAATAATTTTACCTGTTGACCTTAAATTGGACTGTCGCAGGAATAATTCTCTGTTCTTTGCGCTCCACTCTTTTAAAGTAATGCGACCGGAACTGAGATCATTCGCAATTTGCTGTATTTCACTGGATAATGCAATACTATCCGTTTCATACTGATTCCACATTTCTTCGACATCATCAAGCACCTGTGAGACTGAAAGTAGAAGTTCCGTGCTTTCCTCTCGACTATACTTTGCGAGTTCTGCATCTGTTGGAATTTCTATATGCGGTATCACAACTTCAGGTTGCAATGGAGTTTGATCAGGAACTGCATCAATTTGCGGATCCGGTTCAGCAATTGGCACTTTGTCCGAATCGTCATTGCGCTGAACCTGCTCAAAGCTTTGTTCATCAAGCGGTTTGCTGTCGGTTTTAGCGACAAGTTGTTTCGTTTTTTCCTTATTATGCTGTTCCAATAGTTGATTCGATTCGGCTAACCCTTCTTCGAATTGCCATATTTCAGCGCGATCCTTAATAAACAGGAACACACCGAATACACCGAGTAATAGAATGAGGGTAGCGATCCCCCAATACTTCTTATTTCTCACGAGTTTTACTCCTTAAAATAAAAGAGTTATCCCTATACTTGCGTTAAGCAAGCAGGGTCTGTTTGTATACAATTATTGTAGTAATAGAGAAGACTTTGTAGTCTTGTCTCATATTGTGCTTCCTTAATATAACGAAGCAGGTTAATTATTTAGACAGACCACAGAGATTTGAAAGGAAAGTATGTATTATGCTATCTCTGTAGAGGTCGCTGGTCTCTATTACAAGTGACACAAGTGTCAGTAAGTGTTATTATAGACACCAGCGCTGTCAGGTCTGGTCTGGCAGTGCTGCGCATCGACGGTGTTAATTAGTAGTCACACTGTCGGTGCTACGCATCGACGGTGATCCCATCACTGTCGGTGCGTTCTTAAAGCACCTCCGACGTAACTCACTCTGTTTGTGAATTTCTAACGTCTTTATTCATTGTAGTAAAATGCTCAAAAAGTATCAAGAACAAATTACTTTACAAGTATTATACACTATTTCCATTATTTATGCAAGTTTATTTGCAATATTATGTCATCTTATGTTATAGTACATAATACCTACAAAGGAGAATTTATTTTGCCAAATATAAACTATCAAAAAGTTATCAGAGCATGTCATTTGTCTTTTCAAGGTACACCCGATAGTAAAATATCAAGTGAACTGGAAGTTCACCCTGCAACCATCAGTCGTTGGCGACAACTCTCTTTATGGAAACAAACAGAAGAAAGCATAATTGAGAAAACAATTGATCAAGAACTGAATCAAGATTCCGCAACGGAGGATGTGGAATAGTAAACACAATCAATCATCAAAAGTATTATGTCAAGACGCAAAACACCCAGACTTTATGGAATCGGCTGTAAGTTTGCATTTCCGGGGGCAATCATTTTAGATGGTCGTCTTAAACCTGACAGACCCAGAGTTGTCGGGGTTGTCCGGTGGTGTCCTCTCAATGCTGGTTATGTTTTATGTCCATTTGTAAAACGTGCTTTTGTTTTTCGGACATCTTTTCCGCAATATTTCAAATCTCCACAGCGTGCGTGGGAGTGGTTAACACAACACACAACAGACTGGACTTATGGGAAATATCAAACATCGTGGCGACCGCTCACCGAACCTGTTTTACGAAATCGGAAAAGAATTCGATTTTTGACAGACATTAGGTTGCGTAGAACTTTAGGTCAATTGCTTTTAGCGGGGATCTGTGCGTTTTGGAAACCAGAAAGTATGCTATTGGGTGTGCTTGTAAAGGTAGGGACAATTGGGCTGGTATTGAGTGCTGCTTTAGATACATTTTGTTTATGGACAGATTATTTCAAAAAGTAGTATAACAATATGATATTCCATTTTTACGAAAAAAAAAAAAATCGTTGACATAAAAGTGTTAAATTGTTAGGATATAGCACGGATTTAATGGATTTTATAACAAGTTGGCACTTAAGAAATGAAGTATATCGTAAAAAATGAGAGTATATTGGAGGAAAGAGAGGAAGATTGCGCCCTGGAATGACCCCGAATAAAAAGCCATTTGTGGACGCCGACCAAAGTGACCCAGATGGTATATTCAGAGATCAATCAGTCTCAGAAAGTGTAATACACTTTTTACTTACTTACAAGAGAGAGTAAGACTCAAAACCCCCTTACTATATAACTGGAGAATAACCCCAAGTAAAGATGTTTTTGAATCCCAAAAAGGACTTAATGACTTCAAAAAGGACTTAATGACTTAAGGACTTTTTGTAAAAGTTTGTCAAATGTTTAAGGATTTTTAATGAATAAAAACCTAAATGTCCCAGTTAGTAAGTGTTGAAACTGATAGTATTTTATCAAATTTTGTTAGTGTTTGTCAAATGTTTTTTTTAAAAAATATTTTAAGGAGGATCTTTCAATGATGCAAGATCTCAAATTTAGTTTACCCGTTATTATGTTTACGCATGGTTTTTTGGATTTATGTAAGAAGCATGAACTCAGTCGTATTCCTATTTTGTTAGCGTTGTGTATGTTGGGTAATATGGATGCTTCTCGTGGATTTATCCACAAGTTTAAGGTTAAGGATCGTGCGCGTGAGTTAGGTTGTTGCGATGCTCAGATTTATATTTCTATCCGTATTCTCCGTGATTTAGGCTTTGCGAATTTGAAGTTGCGTCATGGGAAGGTCTCTGGTCGTATTCTTGCCAAGGATATGTTGCCATCGTGTGTTTTGGATAAGTGGAAGTCTGGCAAGTTGAGTGAAGAAGATTTGTGTGGTCATTCTATGCCTGTTGGTATGATTCACCATTTGGCGTTAGCGTCTCATATTAGTGGTGAGACGAGTGGTGGTCATCTCCGTTTGATGCTTGCTTGTTGTTTGAATGTAGATGTTCAGACAGGTGTTTTGCATGAAAAGCGTCCGTGTGAATGGGCAGATTTATCAGGAATCCATCGCACGTGGGCATCGAAAGGTTTTTCTCATTTTAATGAGATAGGTGTGAGTCAAACGAAGACGGACTATGATGTTATGGGTCGTTTTCCGTTTGTTGCTTTGGCGAATGGCGTATTTCAACAGATGCGTTTAGCGAAAGCGGAGGGTCGTAAGGATTCCAAAGACCGTATGAAAGAGAAACTTCTTGCTTTATACGAATGCCTTGGTATTGATTTGAAGGGTATTGCGCATGAGATAATAGAAAATGCGTGGCGTCTTTTAGGTGAAGATGTAGATAAGCTTCGCCGGGAATCGCTTCAAAAGTTTGCGGATCTGATGGGGCGTGAAGCTCCGGCTTCAGATCGTCGTCGTGTCTTTGAAGGTGTGGATCGTGAAACGTTACCGATTCGGGAACATCTTTCGTTTGCTTAAGTGCCTTAGAGGTTCTACTACGAGGTTGCTGACGTAGTGAATCTTCGGCAAATCAGGAAAAATTCTTTGGCATATCAGCAAAATGACTTATTAACATTGTGACTTAAGATTTAAGGTTGAAAGGCTTAATATGAAAACGTAATATATTAACAATTAAAGTGTGAGAAAATTACTGCAAAATTTGAGAGGTCGGTATCAATTTAGCCTGGGACTGGGATAGTTGTTTTAATTTAGTTTTCGACAAGAATATTCTTAAGTATTCTTTTAAATAACTTAATAGTAAGGAACAAATTTAAATTTTAAGTTTAAAGAGAGTTGGGACTCCGAAATGTTTACGACGAAAAAGCGTGTAATTTGGACAAACAGGGGTAAGATATAAACGATGCAAGAACTCACATTTGTTAGAGTTAAGAAGGATGGCAAAGCGACTCGATGCCCGGATTGTGGTGATATTGTTTTGGAATGCACAGAAAACCGGATAATGGCTATTGATACAGATTTTCTTGAGCATATACAACGGACCTGTGATCCGGAAGATCCGATGCATGAATATTACAAAGGCATTGATCCTGAAAGTTTGCCCCAAGAACACTGTCCTGACTGTCAAATAGATGTGGTGTTATCAGAAGTTGATGCGATATTAGAGGAAGATATATATTGATTTTATGTTTCAGATTGTATTTATTATTGTTATTCTATGCTTATTATTGCTTTCTATCCGTAACATTTAGATGAACAATCTCTACCACTATTCACGCCTACCGATCATCCATATCGACCAATATGAATTATTATTTAGCGACACTTACGATGAAAGCCGAGAGTTTGGCAAATACCACTTACGTCCTTTCATGAAACCGGATGGTTTTTGGTTTTCCCCAGAAGATGACAATCAAGAGTTTGATGGCAGTTGGCGCGACTACTTGGAACAAGAATCTTTTGGAGGTCAGCTTTTAACTTACAAGTATCATGTGAAGTTAGAATCGTGTGTGAACTTATTGGTATTAGACACTGTTGCCAAGATGTATGAGTTTAATAAAAGGTATTTGTTGTATGACAAAGAGCCGGTGCTTCGTTCACTTGCGATTTTATGGCAGAAAGTTGCTTTAGACTATCAGGGTATCATCATAGCACCTTATCAGTGGTCTGTACGGCTGGACAAGGATTTTCGTTGGTATTATACGTGGGATTGTGCGAGTGGTTGTATTTGGGATATATCTGCTATAGACTCTATTACTTTGCTACAAGGCGGTTGATTGAGTAAGAGATTTCCTTTAGGGTTTAATATCTGTAAGTAACATACTTTGTGTGCCATCAGGGTGTTCATATAAAGTTTTTTCTTCTGCATCAAAAGCATCTAAAAATCCTCTGAAATTGCTATGTTTTATGAACGTATCTATTTCATCAATAGCAACATATAGGATCGGTAATCCGTTTTCTTCGCAAAACTTTATCTCCTTTTGAACACCGTAAGACACTTCCCACCCTTCCAACTGAATAACCACCATTGCATCACATCTTGCCAAGAACTGTAAATCCCATTCATACCAATCATGTTCACTCCCTACATATTGACTGAGATCGTGGGTATATACAACGGGACTAAACGGTATAATATAGTTCTGTTCATTGATAATTTGGGCGGTAATAGTGCGAGCTATTTCAAATCTGTGCTGCCTGATATTCTTATCATCATCAGAATACGGGATAGCGAAGTAAATCATAGGCTTTTTATTCATTTACGCTTTCCTTTTGGTAATATAACTAATAAATCTGTTGCGAGAAAGGAAGTACTTACGTACATTCTTCCGTTTTCATCGCTGAATTCTACTTCATAAGCGTTTCCATTATCCAACAACTCAACAATCGTGCCAACCTCACCCCGTGATAGTCCATGCTCTTCAAAGTCATATAGAAGTGCGACAACATCAAGAAGTTCTGGTTTTTTTATATTCTTAGACTGGATTCGGTATCCAGGTATGTTCTCCAAATGTTCATCAAGATCAATAATATGCATAAAATCCCCTATATAATATACTTGTGTTTATCTTTGATATTACCATAACTAACTACAAAATAGAAACGTACAATCTTATTCATAACTTTATATGAATAAGAACAATTTTTCTTAATTCTTCTACCAATTGACCTTCTTTCCTCCATTATAATCGATCTTGGGAAATACAAGACGATTGTTTGTTCTAATCCTCTCTTTTTGTGTAAAACATTTTTTGAAACTCTTATAACAAAATCCTTTTCTCGTTCTAATGAATGCATCCGAAAGTATATTGTTGGTATACCTTTTAGTTTTTCATCAATAAACTGCATATTTTTTCCCTATTATTTTGTAATCTGTAAAGATTATACCTGAAAAATTATTTTTTTCTAATTTATTTCTGTATTTTGTCGTTGGTTAGTCCTGCCCGTTATGCCGTTGTGCGACCCCCCGTGATTTTTTCGACCTATACCCCTACCCCGTGTCGAATTCGACTGCTTTTGGTATTGATTTCCAGTCTGGATGTCGTGAAATCCGTGAAATCTGTGAAAATCCGTAAAATCTGTTGATCTCGTTGTATTTTGCTTTGAGTTTTACGTTAGTCCACTTTCGTAAAACTCAAAATAGACTTCAACACAAAATACCAGAATTGAACATCAAAAACCTACAGCAAAATGTGTGAATCATGTAAAAATATCAAAACACTTCAACAAAAACCTTGACAAAAATGTTAGGACATGGTAAGATGACTTCGTAAAATCAAATGTTCATTGAAATCTGAATAGTCAATCCCTCCCGTGAGGACAACACGTGGAGATACCTTCTCCAGAAAGGTTGTAGAATGAGAACCTGACGAAAGTTAGGTAAACCCTGCACAGATGGTGGAGTATGGAGGTGTGATTGACAAAACACTAATCAATCATCGGTGAGTAGTTCCTAAACCCTTACCACTATGCTATTGTTAGATTTCCAAAAAAATCGTAGCACAAATGGAAAAGGACACAGGAATTGCTAATCACAAGGAGTAATCTGGTGAAAGACTTGATATACAAACGCAATTGGAGTTTTGAACAGAATGTTGATGTATTTTTCCTTGATGGTAGCAGCTATGTATTTCCTGCCAGAACGGATAACAAAGGTAGGATTGAGTATGTTGAAATCAATGATAAGAGATACAAACCTGACCAGTTGGGTGATTTAGGTGTGGTGAATGTCTCATTTATCACGCCTGCCAAACTGATAGTCAAACCTTCTGTTGAGACTTTAGTTTCGGTTTACAAGCGATTAGGTGAGACCATTGGTGAAGGTGATGCGATGGAGAAAGCAAAGATCCGTGAACAGATTGCTAAAAAACTTCACTCACAAGGTTTAAACCTACACGATTTGATGTAAATCAATGACTGGTAGTATCGGCTACCAGTCAACTCACTTGGACACAGATGATTGATGAATCAAGCGAGGTAACTCAAATGACTCAATTGAATTCTGATGCTCAAGCAATCCTTGACAATCACTTGTCTTGCAGAACTCAACTTTTTATGAACGGTGATGTTTATTGTTTCTATCACGATGGCAGTTATTACAAAGTCATCTCTGCTAATGACCGAAACTTAGCGAAGTTAGAAGTTATCCGAACTCACAACTTACCTTTGACTGTGAAACTTGAACATTACGAGGTTGAAACTTTTCAGTGTGTCTTGTTTGTCCAGAGGTTAGACAAAGAATTCGGATTTAATCAAGACAACTCGGTTATATGTATGGTTTCACTCTATAGAACCCGTGCTGAAGTTGACGAACGACTTACAGAATATATTGACCAGATAACGGAGACGATTAGCACAGTGAATGATGGCAAAGATTATCACGAGATACATCCTGACGGGGATGTTGGTAGAGGTATGTGCAGTGGTGTTGCCTATCAAGAAGTCATAGAGAACAACAAGGTGACTTACAAGGTTTACCATCGGAACGGCGTTATAGCGATGGAATATCCTAATCTATCAAAACCCTGTATTGTTTTTGTTGATACAGGTGCTAATGGTGGAGACGGAGCAGTGTTGACGGAGCAATCCATAAACATTGACCTATTTCATAATGCTTTACTTGACACGGAAGATGATTATCTTGATTGGATACCTGAAGACGCAATCGTGGACAAAGCACTTACCGAACTTGACTGCCCAAGATGGGGAATGGCTTGGTAATAATCTAACAGGTAGGTGGTATCAAAACTATCTACCTGTTTTTTATGAGGTGTAATATGAGTACTGTTAGATTGTTTCCAGAACGCATAAATCCTGAGATTATGGAACAGTTGTATGAGTCTTTGAGCAGTGAAGGTAAAGTATTGTTGAACGAATTCCTGAATGCTCAAGACCTTGAGATAAACGATATAGAGGATGGCAAGGTTACTCTCATTCCATTGCGATATGACCTAAAACCTAAACAGGCACAAGCAGAGGTAGTATTTGCTGATGGACACGAGGAATGGTGGGATGTTGGCATTGATGATGTAGGTAAAATCTATCTGATAGACCACAAAGGTAATACAAAGAAAACCCTTGTTGAATTGCGTCCTACAGATGACACTCCTGATTGTCAGAAGATCCTTGAAATATCGTTAGTTTTCACTCATTCCATACTTGGATTTTAAACGCAGTAGCAGGTAGTATCGGCTACCTGCTACCTAATCAAATCATTAGAAGGATATTTTATCATGAATTCCATTGAATTACTAACCCAAACAAAGTCATTGATTGCTAATCCTGATAACTGGATAAAGAAGAAGAATGCTATATCTGACAAAGGTAGAGAAGTGAAACCTGATTCTAACCGTGCTTGCAAGTTCTGTGTGTTAGGTGCATTTGACAGAGTATCAATTCTGAATGGTGTTTCCTATAGCATTACGAAGGACGCAATTTACAGGTTAGAAAATGAAGTCAAGCAGGTGTCAGATTTTCGGTGTGTTCACTGGTATAACGATGCTCCGAAGACAACGCATAGCGATATTATTGCGATACTTGACAATGCTATTCAGACTTTATTAGGAGAACAACAATGAATACCTTTTCCCACTATTTAGAATCCATTGATTTGAACGATGCTGACTCCCGTAAGGTAGCATGGTGTAATCAAGATTTTCGTCAAGTCTTATCTGAATACGCTGGTAAAGTTGTAGCAGACCATACTAACGCATTTTTTGAAGGTGAGATAACGATTGACGCTGGTGTGATTACTGATTTTTTCCAATGGAACGACTATTTTATGCTTGGTTTTCTCTGGTTAGATTTAGAACGTCATGTTTATGTGGAAACAATCAGAGAACAGGATTTATCTGATGGCATAGTGAACGGTTATTGTGAATTCACAACAGAACCGACACGCTATTCTGATGATCCCATTCCAAATTTGGAATCAACATACTATTAGTCATCGCGTAAACACTGGTGTGTTTTAGGATGGTTCAATTCCATCCTTACGCATTCAATTCTGCATTGTGTGGAGTTGAAGTAGGGAGCGGTTATTCAACGACTCCCTACAACATTCATGAGTCGCAAATCTCATAAGTAGTATTTTACTACAGAACACAGGAAAGGAACAATGGAAAAATTTGAAGTCAATGAGAGTGTCGTTGTGAAACACGATGATAACGGCACATCAAGCGGTGTAGTTATCCGTGAGTTAGGTGATGACAGGTATTTGGTATTTTTCATTCGTAAAGGGTGGGAGAGCGGTGAATTCCATGCATCCCAACTCACAAGTTTCGGAACTGCTCTGTTTCTGGCAACAGAATCCTATGAAGCACAGCAAACCGAGTTATCGGAGGTAGCAGACTAATGTTGGCAACGTGTATTCTTTCATTCTTATTAGTTGCGACAGGTATTATTCTGTCAAGTATAGAGTTAAAACTGGAACGTCGTAAGAGACGTGAAAGATTACGGAGTCGTCTGCGTGGTAAGAGACGCTACTAATACACTTATTGAGGTGCTAAAATGATGAATTCCAATATTGGAATACCTACTACTTTTTCCGAAGGTGATTTTGAAAAGTTAACAGGTTTCATGTCAGTCGTTGAAATCCAAAATGCCAGAGAAGGTATGGAACTGAAAATGGCATCATCTGTATGTCAAGACTATGCGGGTGAATGTCCAATCACGAATGTTTTGACCGATATGGTTGAACATCTTGAAGGTGTTGAGGTTGGTGTAGACGGTGAACAAGCGGAGTTTTATGAAGACGATACACGTTTCTGTCTTGTTATTCCTTTGACGCTACAACTCCGTGATTGGCAGATAAGATTTGAAAAAGGTGAGAATGTTTCAGTCGGTATGATTTACATCGGTAGAGATGAAACCTTACCAGATGGTGAACAACTCGCAGTCGGTATTGACTACGGGATTGGCAGCTATAACATTGATGATTTACATCTTGCTGGCATAGAACGCAGAGTCACACGGAAACATATTGATGATAGTATTCGTGGTGATTGTGAACATTGTGCCATAGCAAATGTCGTATCAGAGATTTTCAATAGCAGATATGAAGTTCACGTAGATGACAAGTGTGTTTTGATACACAATGCAGGTGTACCGAAAGCACAACTCACACATTCTGAACGTCTATCTAATTGGATTGATGCCTATGACAATGAGTGTGATGTCGGAACTTTCACGCTCATCATCAGAGATCTTGATACCAAAAAGGAAGGTAATCACTACCTACTTGACATCAAGGAGTTGACCGAACGACAGAAAGACCTACAGAACCGAATTAGCAAACTTGCCGAACTCTCATCAGATATATCGCTAATGGTTGAAGACCTAAAAGGTGAACGTAGCGATATTCCAGAGGTTGAAAGTGAATATCAAGACCTTTTCGCTGAAACCGTTGATATGTTTGGATAAAAATAGGCAGGGGCATGGTGACATGTCCCTGATTTTCTTATGATGACCCAAATGCAAATACGTAATGATATATTCCGTAAAACTGTGTTATCACAACCTATAAGTTATGGTAAAGTATGTTTTACTCAAGGTGTCAACGGATTGCCAACTGATGTATTTCAACAAGTCATCAAGGCAATCAAAACTCAATCCGAATTCCCTTCTGGGAATGACCCACACAAAGAACACGATTTCGGTGTCGTCCAGATTGAAGGACAACCTAAAATCTACTGGAAGATTGACTACTTCCAAGATTCAAGGTGTGATATGCCAGATGATGAAGAATGGGGCGAGGACGAATCCGATTTCCTAACTGCTTATCGTCTGATGACGGTAATGTTAGCAGAGGAATACTAATGACTAAAATGACTAAAGAGATTAGCCAAGCATTAAAAGAAATCCAGAACAACCGTAAACCGAATGAATCTCTTTACGATTGGGTAGACAGGTGCAACGATTTACTCAAGGAAAAGGGGCTAAAGGATAAATACGCTTATTGTCCTGAATGCGGAAAACCTATGGAGCATCATTGGGAAAAAGTTCGTCCTGATTTTATTTTCTACAGGTGTATAGGATGTTCTAAATAACGCAACGCTGGTGCGTATGGCAGGGTTCAATTCCCTGCTTGCGTATCTCAATCTGCACTGGGCAGATTGAAAAGGTGGGAGTCTGATTTCCCACCTTCCTAACGACAACCTTATTTTACCATAAGGGGTTACCCATGAACAATGAATTTCAATGTGAATGTTGCTATAATGAACTATGCAACAATGAACTTGAAGTAGTCTGTAAGCGTCCACTAAGTATAGATGAAACCGATGCCGAATGGACGCAAAGGGCAAATGATGTGTCCGAGAAATACGGATTTGAAGCAGAGCATAAGTTCTGCGATAAATGTGGATGTCCGACACCTCATGAACCCGATTGTATTGATTGTGAGCGGGATCAACGAGAAAAGGAGATACTATGCGAGGAGCAAGACCACTCAGCAATGACGAACTCCGTGTAATAGCAGACTGCTTTGATGGCGAATTTGCTACACGTGATAAGTCTCTCGTTCTCATCGGTGTTTCTACAGGTGGACGGATTAGTGAGCTGCTCGCTCTCACAATCTCTGATGTTTATCAGAACGACAAGCCTGTTGAAACTTTGCACTTTAATAAGTATGTCGTAAAAGGAAAAGAGAACGCTCGCACTGTTCCAGTCAATTCGGATGGCGTGAAAGCAATCTCTGACCTTATAGAGTGGCATCAGGAATACTTTGGGAATACAGACCCACAACGTCCCTTGTTCCCATCGCGACAGAAACGAAAAGGAAAACATGTCTCGATCACAAGGCAACGAGCACATCAGGTATTCAAAGATGTGTGCGAAAGGTCGGGTTTGAACGGCAACCTCGCTACACATTCATTGCGTAAGAGTTATGCTCAACGGCTTTATGCTATCTTACCTGATATTTTTACTGTCAAGGAAATGCTTGGACATCAGGATGTAAAGACTACACAGGCTTATCTTGGTGTTGATGTTGAAAAGGTGCGTAAAGCAAGCGAGGCAATGAGTATAGGAGATAATCATGAATCAAAGGAGTGATAACTCTAAGACTAAAATCAGAAACAAGGTCTATCTGTTTGACTGTTCCAGTCGAACACTTATGGGCGGATTTCCAGTTTATATCGGTGAGGAAGATGAAAACGGTGATCCCATACCTGATAGTCTTACTGAATTGAGTCCAGTACCAAGTCAAGCACTCATAAACCATAGTCCCGATGGTTTCAACTGGGGCTATGGTGGTAGCGGTCCCGCTCAGTGTGCTTTAGGTATTTTGTTAGACGCTACTTGTGATAAAGACATCGCTATGCGTTGGTATCAGCGTTTCAAAGAAGAAGTCATCGCACATATACCAAACGACAAAAATGTGGAGATGCCTCTTGCTAAAGTGAAGGAGTGGCTTGAGAATAAACAATCTGAATAATATAGGACAGGGGCGTGGCAACACTCCCTGATATATCTTTATGCCTGCAGAATGTCAACGTTTACTAACTTATGATGGTAAAAATAAACTGGGATACATATTCACTGATGGGTATGTTCCTTTGATACAACAAACCCCGGTTAATGCGAACTTACGCGGTTCACTTAAAAGTGTGTTCCTTGTTGACTGGAATGCATTAACAGAAGAACAGCAAGACGCAGTAATTCACTATATGATGGATAAATTTGATGAAGGAATTCCTGACCAAATTAGAATGGAGATCTCAGATAAAGGTCACTTTCCAATTCGTGATAAGTATATCATTGAAAGTTACGACATGCGTTATTTAATGTAGAGGTGGTAATATGTATGAAAGAGAGGAGGGGGTGCTGAAATTAGCACGCCGCTACTCAGTCGTCAATCTAAATAAAGACGATTTCAGTGTTGAAAGAACAAACGATGAGCGTTGGGAAATCGTCAAAGAGATATTCCCTGATGAACAAGCCGACTCAATGAATATATTGATGGAGCAGAGGGAACAGTAGAACTAAATCGTATCCGTAAACCCAACAATCAATTGTTCCAAGTTATAGTTATACATCCGCGACTACACACTCTGAAACACGCTGATCTCCGTATCCGTTCTGAAGACGATATATTATGGCTACGGAAGGTTATTCAGTCATCTGTTGATGCCTTTACTGATTCACAGCGATGTAACATCTAAACCTATAGATGAGTATTGGAGATATTCATGCAATCACATGATACAGAAACCATTTTTTCACATGTGCCAAAAGACGCAAAGGCAATTGCGTTTTGTGTAACAGCGTCTGACAACATTCTAAAGTTCATAGACTTAGTCGTTGATAAGATGACCGACGAGGATCTTGGATACCAACGCGCTATTCTTGTTTATGAAAATACCATTCCTCGTTCTCAGGGGGAAAACATTCTAATGTCCATCGTGAAGAAAATCAAAAAGCGTCCGAAAGGTAAGCGAGACATCCACATCCATGCCCGGACAGCAAGCCGAGATGAAATCAGTGAGATAGTCCAAAAATATGAACAAACCGATCAAGTAATGATTTGGCGAAACGAAGGAGAGAAAAATGAAGCGAAAGAGGAGAAAAATGAAGAATCAATACAAACTTAACGAACGGGTTTTTGTACCAGAAAAATCACCAGAACAAGTTTTAATGATGAGTCGGATACTTGTTGCAGCAACACGTCCAGCGACTAAAACAAAACCTGATAGAGTTGAAATTACGGTTACTCATCTCAATGACGTGGAGTTACCTTTTCCATTGGTTGCTCAATTTGATACATCAGAATCACTGAAAAGCTTTATTGAAGAATTAATAGCGTATCGTAATATAGTTTTTCCAGAGAGTGAACCTGTTGACCCAAAAGCAACTGCTTCAAAAAGTGATCCGTTGCGATGAATATCCCTGTTTGGATTATATAGGGCAGTGTCTAAAAAATGCGTTGAACGGCAACGTGAGCATTATTTTTATTTAGAAAGGATATAAAAATGCGAAATAAACGGAAAAAGAAAAGAATCAAACCACGAGCTGAGGTGAATCGTTTTTCTGATATTAGCGGTGTCAATATACTTGATATTCCATTGGAATATCTCTCTATCCGAGAATGGCATCCTGATCATAATGCGGAACAACCCGCTGAAGAAGTGCATGTAATTCTGCCTCTTGAGGATGGTCTTGAACTGGGTATCCGATTCAAATCACCGGATACACTCGGTTTTATTATTGAGGAACTTATAGCCTATCGTAAATCTGTATGGCAAGATGCTGATCCTGTCAACCCAGACGTTACTATGGAAGATTTCAAAGAACGGACAATCTCAGATGTACTCAAAGATATGGGAGATAAAACATCAGTATGAAAAATAAGCGAAAAAAGAGAAACTTCATCAAGCCAGTTGAAGAAATAATCATATTAGATGAAGGATTTATCGCTACCCATTCTTATGTCTTATCTGCGATATTTCCAGAACATAAGCTCGTATTCGCAATTGATAAAACTGTGCCAGTTGAATTGGTTGAAACCGGTCCCAACGCAATAATCAGCAGATTGAAAAAGAGGCAATACAATATCCCTGAATATCTTGAGAATATGCAGAGAGATATTGGTGTCTTATGGACAGCACTGAATACAACTGTCTATGGTCGATTGACAGCTGAAGGGCATCAGATTGAGCCCAACACATTCCGTGAGACACCAGATTTCTGGTTGTATCATGCTACCGATGATGAAATAAGAGCGGTAACGAAAGATATTCTTAAAGATGTAAACGAAACACTACGAGATGTCACGCTGCGGTTTTTCTTGCATTTTAGACACATGGCAATTGATACGATGGCAGGCATCGAAGCTGAAGGTGATACAGATGAAACAGATAATGACCCGTCAACAGAGACGTAAAATAGATAGGGAATACGAGAAACGATTTAAAAAAGCCGGGAAAAGAGCCATTAGAACGGTTGGGTTAAAGTCAAGTGAAGTTCCAGATAAAAAACAGATTGACCCTGGATCAATCTGTTTCCCATCATTTTTTATTGAACCTGAAAAAAATGATTCGGATTTTCAGTATACTTTACGCCTTATATCTGATGTGATCTCAATTGACTATGCATACACACCACCCACTATTATGTTGATTGTAATCTTCAAACCACATCCTTATGAAAGCGATGAGATGGCAGAAAAAGTGAGCCGAACAATACTCAGCAAAACGCTTAATGATAATATCATCATGTTTATACATAGTGACGACAGCAGAGCTTTAGAAAAACTCTCTGACGAGGAAGTCGACAAGTTCCATCAAGAAATAGTTACTACATTCGGTATAGAAAATTTTGATGCTATTTCAGAAAACCTTGAAATATGCTACAAACGCATGCGCGGAGGTGATACGGATGAATGAAGATAGGCTTACGGCAACACAACGGATCACAGAGTGGTTCAATAATCCTGAAACCCCCGAAGATGCGTGGAAAACATGGAGTCTTCACGATATTGCTGCGGATGCAGATGTTTCAGTGCATACTGTATCAATAAAATTACCTATACTGGTTATTGAAAAATATCCTGAAATAGAAACCCATAAAAGGTTTTTGTTTGCTCGTGAAGCATGGCGTAGGCATAATAAAAGGGCGCGCACAACAGGATTGACAAAGGATGACATTGATGACATCCGTGAAAGGCGTAGAAATGGAGATACACTCATCCAAATAACAATGGATACAAGTTATTCTTATAGCACTGTAAGGAAATACTGTAAGGGTATAAAAATCAGTCGGAAGGATCTTCCCAAGTAAAATCCGTTCCACATCTCTCATTCACATGCTGGATAAGCTTTTTGGCTGCCTCAATCTCCTCATCGGTATAAGGAGATTTATAGTTCTCAGCATACTTCCGATAGTATGAGTCCCACGAGATATTTTCAGAAGCCCGTGCAGCTTTTGATATGAGAGTCATGGTTTCTAAGTTCATCAACTTGGGGGGCGTGCTCGCAATAGGGCAGTTTCAAGCACGCACCCTACAAGCAAGCTCGCCTTCGATTATTATATCAAATGCGTATGAGTTTCGCAACCAGACGCTGAAATAGATTCATTTTCGGTTTTATATTCCGCCCCTGATTACCATATCTCTTTTGATACCATTGTATACCTGCACGTCTATCTTCCGCGAGTTCCTTGAATTCTGTTAGTTGTCGATTGACGGCTTTCACTTGTGTTTGAGCAACGACAAGGTTATCATTCAGTGTTTTTACTTGTTTAGAGTATTGAATGTTTTTAGTAAGCTCTTTATTGTAATTGCTTTGACAGAGTTTCATCTCAGCTTCAATCTTACGAATATGTGCTTTTGCACCTGTTTCATCAAGAGCTTCTAATTCATTATCTGGAAATGGTATTTTGACAAATTCTGGTGTATCCATATTTTTTTTCATAGAAAGTTGATGGAGCTAATCCTCCAGCTTTTTTACGTTCCCATCCATCCTTGTATTTTGCACGAAACAACCTACGGTGTTTTCTCTTGCGTCCTTTGCTTTTGCGTCTGGTTGTAGCATGCATGCCATTGTAAATTCGTAACATGTGTTTCTCCATTGTTGTAGCGACGAAATCCTATTTATTCAAAGCTATCCTTTCTCGCATCGCAGATTTCTCCGTTCATGCCATAATAGTAGTGAATAAAATCACTACTATAGACTTTGGGCGACTCGTGGAATATAATTTTCCTCATCGTTCTCAGGATCTTCACCTTCAAGGAGTGTGTCAATCTTTTCAAGTAAATCTTCAACTTCTTCACGGGGTTCTTCCTCCTTAATCTGTTCCGGGATTCTTTCTCTCACTGAAATAGATTCTCGATAGTCTGGTGGCAACGGATAACCATTCCCTTCTACCTGTTCTTGTCGTTCTACGATCCCCCGCATAATATCTTCCATACATGCAACACGATTCCTAACTAAATTACTGTATTCCTGCGTCATTCCTGTATCTATTAGTAGGTTTTGCATAGATAATTCTACGTATTGATGCATAGCTGCTAAACCTTCTCCAATACGGGGTGGTTCGAAATAAAACATAGGATGAAGTTGAACAAATGATGAAGGTCCAGAAATAATCCGTCCGCTTGGGTGTTGGTATGGTCTACCGTGAATACGCACTCCGTAACCATCTTCCCTATTGACCAGCGCGAAAAGTTCTGTAAAGTAGTTATGTAGGAATACAGGACTATGAAATATAATTTTTCCTGCCTTTAACATCCTACCTGTTTCTATATCAATCGGCATCCTGGACATAGTAAATTCTTGTTGACCTATCTGTAAAGGACGTTCTCCTGTCCAGTCTACCATAACGATACATTGTGTCGTGTATGGGTGAAAATACAAGATCAGCGACTTCTTCAACTGTTTATTGATTGACTTGAGTAGCACCTCGTTGTGAGCTTTTCGGATTTTCTCAAAGCGATCTGGATTATTCTGTTCTAATGCAATCAATGATTCAATTGAAGGTGTGTTTGCGAGAAACCGTAGAAATCTATCAATAAACATATCATTATCTCATATTGTATTTACCTTAGTCTTACTCCTCATCAAAAATCTTATTCAGTCCCAGATAGTGTGCCTCTCGTGAAATCGGCAACCTTCGGCTGAGTTGTTCAAAGACCTCTTTGAAATCACCGGTGAATACAGGTGCGAGTATTCGTGTGGCAATACTCAATGCGGGACCGCTATATTGTCCTCGTAGTGAGTGTTCCAATCGAAATGGATTATCACCTGCGTGTGCCACAGCTTCAATAAGAATGGAAGCCATACCAAACGATTGTGCTGCGGTAAAGGTTTTTAGTATCTCAAGAGCAAACGGATCATCGTCATCTAAAGCTTGAAATACAGTGAAAGCATAACCTAATGCCCCAATTCCAAGCGGTGTTAGCACGCCAGCTGCTAATGACATATTTAGGAATGGAGTCCAGTTACCTTCTTTTCCTTGTCGCCATGCTTGTCTCCACCTACGTGCGAGCAACTCATGGTTTTGAAAGCCCCACGATCTGTATTTGAAGAATAGATTTACAAACGGGTGTCTTTCTGCTAACCAGGGTGGCATTGAAAAAGCATCGTAGCGTTTGAGGAAATCCTGAGACATATATACAGCTGAACGTTGTAGTTCTTGCCCGATTATATCTACCCACTTGTTTGAGGCAGATGATGCACCAACTTTCTGAAACCCACCGACAGGCATACTTCCATGAAGGACACGTTGTTCGGCTTCAGTGAATAGATCTTCAAGGTCAACGGCTTCTGATGCTTCAGTTTTGAATGCGTCAATCACATTCTTATTTATCTTCACATCATCGAGGGCGTGTCGATTCGCTTGTGAGGGATTATTAAGGTAAGCTTGTATCCTATCTTTCGCATTTACCCATCCGATAGCAACACCAGACTCACGGGATAATAACTCAGATTGCGTAAAGAATGACAGCGGACTTTGTAAATACCATTGTTCACCTTTTGTCTCTGCCATATACCTATGCCCGTGATCTAAAGCAGATGATAGCATTTTCACAAGGTGTCTGCTATCTGGATTACTGATAAACTTCAATCCCTTGATAAAGTTACTCATTCCTGCGGCAGCTATAATGTTTGGCAGTTCAGATAAGTTTTGGAGTGCTGTCCGCGGTCCGAGTGTCAACATAGTCGTTGCCGAGTTCACTTTTGACACAAGCTTGTTAGTTTTGTTATCAGTAAGTGAACGTATCGGTCCGTCAGCAGTGGAATTCAGAGTGTTCATAAAGTGTTTCAGCCTACCAGCGATCGTAGATGAGTAATCAGCGAAGTGTCGTTGCATAGTTTGGTGGCGCGCTTTCACGCTACTACCCACAACTCGCCAATTTTCATTTCCATCTTTTTCCAAGAGTCCAATCTTACGAAGTGTTTCCAACTGGTTGTCGGATAACTCTAATCGATCAATATCCAGGTCTTTGAGATCACCTGTTTCTTTGTCTTTCCATCTGCCTAAAATGTCGAAGTCCTGTTTAGGTGTGCCAGAACCTAAGTCATACAGGTGTTCAAACATTCCAATTTTGTCAGCACCCATCGCGGTATACATAGCGAGTAAAGCTGCTTCTTCTGGAGTATGCGAATACCTTGACATCTGCATCATACGGGCTTTGAATCGAGGAGACTTACCTATTATACCATGATCTTGTCCAAAGTAGGCGATCAAGGACATTCTTCGTGTAGCTTGTTCGATCATCTTGATATGAACCTCGATGTCTTTCACATAGTGTCGGTCATCAGTTTTGCGTTGATGTTCCAAGTGTCCAAAACGTGCGAGTGTGCCATCATCATGAGCATTGATATATTGACGGACACTTGCGTCCTCGTTGTTCCAGTACTCCTTGGCACGTTGTATAACAGCTTCTACCGCGGTAAAATCTTCACCTGTATGTCTAAAGATGTATTTTTCACCTTCATGTTGTATCCCAACCATGTCATCGATGTCCGAAACATCATTTGTTGCGTCAGCATAGTTTAGTTCTTCCAGGAGTTTATTGACACGATCTTTACGGGTGAGTAGATGTTCTTTGGTATAATGGTGTGGCACATAGAAACGCTCAGCCTGTGCGAACACTTCCGCAGTTGTCCAAGTCCGTTGCATGTCAGTTTCAGTTGCTGGACGCATACGTCCTTGCTTTGCATTCCATTTTGACATCTGCACCCAACCGTCACGTTCGAGATCATAATGAAACCCATCAATTGGGAGAGGTGTGATCGGCTCACCATTTGGATATGTAAGCTTTTCATTATTTTTATCTGCAGCCTTGACAAGGGTGATAATATCTTCATCGCTTTGTCTGATGATCTGTTTCCAAGCTTCCTTTTCCTTATCCGCGTATTCTTTCACCTGTGCCATGAGATCATCATCTTCATAGGCACGTAGGTTAGCGTTGTTTTCTATCGGTTTATTGTGTTCTCGATAGTCAGAGATAGCTTCGTTTATATCACTGGTGAGTTGCGATCGACTGATCCCTTCTGCTTTAGATAACTGAGTAATAAGTGCCTTTCGTTCTTTTAGCACAGGGTTGGTGATATTGCGTATTCCGGAGATCCGTGTAACAGCGTCTATCATTGCTAAGTCAAGGTCATTACTTGCAGCTTCAAAAGGAGTGGCTTTTGCACCAGGTTTGCTACGTAGTTTCTCTAATCCGCGTCGTCCAGATTCAAAGACTGCCATTGTGTCATTCCAACCTTTACGCATTGCGGGTATCCAGTTACCGACACGTTTTCCGAGTTCCTCGTCGATCTGAGAGAAAAATTGGACAGCCTCTTTAGCACCTTTATTTTTCAGAGAGTCTTGTCCCTCAAAGGACATTTCAGTATCCTGGCGTGGATTTACAATAACAGAAGCACTATCAACATCACGTTCTGCTGCATAGTCGCTTAATTCTCCTTCGTTGTCTGTGTTGTATTCAGATTTTACATATACCTCACCATCTTCAATGACACCGATAAGGTAATCGTTTATAGACACATTTTGGGGCATACGGACTTCAATAACTATGTCCTCATCACCCGGATCATGCCAAGCTTCCATTGCTTCACGGATTTCATCAGGGTTATTTAAGTCTGCTCGCTCACGCCACACATTGCGAACATGGACAGTTCCCGTGACGTTGGGTATTTCGTTTAGTATCTTCTCCATATCCAAAATGAATCCATAGTTATAAAAGTGTTCATTTCGCCTATAGTAGGCACTGTATGAAGTGTATGCTAACATACCTTCGTTGATGTTTTTATCACCTGTGGGAGATAAAGCTTTTAAATGCCCATCCTGTAAGACAAGGTTATAGACAGCTTGCTCCGTTGAAATGTGTCCCCAAAGGTCATCTAACGCTGCTTTTACCTTCGCTGCCGGTGCTTCATCAAGGTATTTATACAAATCTTCAACGCGTTCGATACTTATCTTATGATCACTAAGCATTTCTTGAACAGAATCAACCATAGTTCTCTCAGCAAATTGTACAGAATGATGATCATGTCTTATTTGATCCCTGAGATTGATATTTTGATCTCTTAACGCCCGTTTCTTTTCAAACACTGTGTTTTTTATTTTGTGAATATCAGATAAATTAATATTATAAGCATCAGATTGTGGATCATGACCTTCAAAAAGTGCTAACACCTCTGGCGTTTGAAGTGTCGGGCTTTCATCTACAATTGCCTTAAGATCTCCTACAGTGTCAGCTTTAATCTTGTCCCAGCCAAGTTGATCAAGTGCATTATAATAAGATTCCAGTCCCTGCAACTGTTGTTGGAATCCTACCATTTTTTCAAACACGTCTTTAAATTTTGTTTCTTGTCCAACAACCTGTATAACCGTATTCCGGGCAGCTTGGAGTTTCTCTTGATCAAGTAAATCTACTTTTGCCCGTCTAACAGCTGATACCATGTGTTCAGCATCGCCACGCGTACGCTTGGATACATCTTCTCGATTGGTATCTCTCACAAGATCGTGAGTTATGCCAGCTATGATGACAGGTTTGCGTTTCTCTTTTACATCTCTTAGATCGTTAGGATCAATCTTTACAAATCGCTGATTTGTGCCTCCGATATTCCGTTCAATTGTGTCATCTGTAGGAGCGACCCTTGATTCCCGACTTACCCGATGTCTATTTGAAGGAGATTGTAATCTAACAGGTCTACCCTCTACCCACATAGACTCAACAACAGGATTATTTGAGAGGTTATTATGTAGGATGCGTTCTGCTCCATCATTTCCTTTGCCAGCTATGACGTGCATCCGAGTAGCTCTCGGTGTCATTTCAAGTATCTTTTCAAGTTTGTTTTGAAGAACACCTTTATCGTATAGTCCTTGAATATCCATTGCTGAGACAACCTTTCCAGCATCATCTAACATCATTAAGGTAGTCCATCCCTTTGGTGTTTTCATAAACGCACCGAAAAACTCAGGCTGGACGATAGTTCCATTTTCAAGGTCTAATTGAAGTTCGTTCTCAAAGCGCGCTTCACCTTCTTGGTCAAAATGGCTTCGGGCATAAGTCCCTTCATCGATAACAATTTCTTCAGCAAGCCGTGTGCCGAAATGATTACGCCAGTTATTGGCAGTATTCATATCCTTATTAGAAAACTTGGCTACTTTGCTTGGGTGATTATGAACTCGGATAAAGTCGTCAGCGTTCTCATCTGCAAGCATACGTTCAACTTCGGCTTTCACTCCTGGTGACGTGTTCTCTGTTTGTCCAAGTGAAAGCCATTCAGCACGGACAATCTTATTATCTTTGCGGAGCAGTATGAGTGTGCTTTCTATGAGTGGATTCCGTATAAATTGTGCTATAAGAGCAGCTTCAGCACCAGATTGAATCGTTCTACCATGCAATCCGAAATAATCTCCTGACTGCAACTGTTTATTTACATTTCGCAGACGCACTTTCACCTTTGAGTCGGTTTCATTTGTAATAATCTGTTGCACCTGTGCTGTGTATTCTGCTCGCACTTTATTGCGTTCAGCTTTTCCTTTTGGGAATGCATGTCGCCATCCTTCTTCAGTGGGTTGTGTGTCTGCAGTGTCAGCGATATTGACAACATCACCGAGTTCACCAGATATTAGGGCATTGACAGCTTGCACTTGTGCTTGAGATATGTTGAAATCTTCCTCGTTGATTTCACGTTGTAAGAGTGCTTCATAAATACGATTTACTTCTGCTTCGCGTTCTTCCGCAGTCCAGATTTGCCAGTTATTAGGATCAATACCGAGAGCCTGTAGGTGTTCATTTTCCGTGAGTTGTTGATCATGTTCTTGACCAAGAATTCTATCTTGCTTGCTTTTTTCTTCAGCCATCCAGCTACCGATATTATCAGCAAGGATACGTTCACTGCGTTCGCGTGAAACTTTAACACCTGTAAGTTCATCAGATGCCTCTATCCATTCATCAATCAATTCAGACGATAAGGTAGATAACCTCTCATCTATAATAGAAAACCTCTCCATACGTTCGGTATTGATCCAGTCCCATCCTTGTGAGATGCTGTTACGTATAGCTACTTCGGCAGCGTCTAATCTTTCGCGTACCTTATCTTTTTGTTGTTTGTTTGCTTCTTCTGGATCTGTAGGAATAGATTCTTGTTCATTTCCCGTCTGATTTTCGTCCGGAACATTAGGTGTCCCTCCCGGAGTTTCATAATTTATATTGAGTATATCCCCGCGTTTGTTAGCACGCACAGGCTTATGTCGACTGAACAAGGTAGTGATGTTATCGTTAGGCACGGAATACACCCAACCACCACCACCTGGACGGAAGCGATCCAGTATATTGTCGTTCATTAAGCTTTCGAGTCGCGACCGGTCACCTTCAACGACGAGATAAGTTTGTCCTGCACGTTGACGTGTCCGAATAGATAACCCATCCGTAAGTTCAACGGTATACCCATCTTGATTTATCATGTTCATCACGCCAGTCTGGTTCATTGGGACTGTAGCGACAGTAACACTTTGGTCAGGGGCAGCTACACCGAAGTTTTCAAATATCTGATTGTATTCTCCAACCGATGCGAATTGTCTACCGATGATGTCCGTTCCATCTTCGAGATTGATACGAACAAGCCTACGTTTACGTAGTTCACGATTATATTGTTCTGTGCCTTCAGGGTATTCAATAGGTGGATTGATTTTATCCCATACAGGTAACATCAATCCCTGCACCATGCGTAGATATATAGTTTTAGTTGCTGAAGTTTCATCATACTTGGCATCCCATTTGTCTTTGAATGCAGCATCAACTTCTTCAGATGATCGTGCATGAATCATTTCGTCGTATATGGTGCTACCTAACTGGTTATTTCTACCATTTTCTGTATTTCCTAAAGACCATGATTCAGAACCATCCTCACGGACACTAACACGGATCTCTTGCAGTGTCCAACCTTCACCATAAGCGTTTTCAGCTTCACCATATCTATTTGTGCCATCAGGTTGTGTTCGTCTAACCCAGGGTTTTGATTCACCTGTGCTTGCATCAACACGAGCGGGAACTTCTTTATCAAGGTATACATTACCTTCTGTATCCTCAACAAACCAGTAGTTTGAATGGGAGTCAGCTGTCATCATCGTTTTGAGTTCGTCGAAATTGATTTTTGGCACTTCTTCATCAGCTTGAACGATTGTGCCGTATGTATTTGCACCGGACTCTTGGTCAGTAGCGAGGACTGTATTGTTGACAATCTCTGCATTTTTTATGGGTAGTGTTCCGACACCTACATCAAGTGTGTTTTCCGCCTTAGCTTGAGATAATCTTGTCTGTAATCTGCGATAGTATTCGGCATATAGAGTGTCTTGGATTTCTATACTTGGTGATCCAAGCACACGATTGAGAAATCGCTTTACAGGTGGCATTTTATCTTTTTTTACCATATTCTGTTCAAGTTCAATGCTCAATCCAGTTACAACATCTATACCAGTAATTCCTGCTTCCTCACTGCTATACATGCCTATTACCATAGGTGTACCGTCAGGGTTTGTTTCTCCAGGCACAGTAAAGGTATATCCCTCGTTGAGTTCAGAAAAGAAATCATATAATGCATTAGCTCCGTATTCTGTCTGTAGATACTTAACATCAAAATCAAATATATCAAGACCAGTTCCCCCAGCAGCAAGTGACCGGGTTGTAGCTCCCATTTCTGCCATCCGTGCTGCCGCAGTAGACGCAAATCGTTTTTCTCCAATTACATCGGTATAGGTGTTTTTGATTTCAGGGGGAGCAACCTCATTAGAACGTTTGTGTCGTCCCATACCTTGTTTGAGTGTGTCAGCTTCCCAACCTGCTTGAATGATATACTGGACGATGGTATGGTTCGGATCAGTAGCAGGATAATTCGCACCGGTAGCACCCTTTTTAGAGAATGCGAGACCGAACAACTCATTATCATTGAAATTTTCGACAAGTTTACGCAGTGCAGCATCACCACCACTTAACTTTTCTTTTTGTCGTTCACCTTCTTCATTACGGTAGTATCGAGACTCTCGACCTGTAATCTCAGCGATCTCCTGTCCTCTATCCTTGAACATCTGAACAAATTGGTCAAGCGGGGGTTCAGGCATGTGAGAGTTATAGACTAATCCAAGTATACGTTCACGGTTCTGAATGTTGTTCACATTGGGTATAGGCTTACCGGGTGGCACACGTTCCACCTTTTGTTGACCGCGCGCATCCGTATATTTGATTTCTATAATTTGATTAGTGCTATTTGTCACAGGACGCAATGTGTCTTTATCTAATACAGGATCATAGATAACCTCATAATCATAGGTAGGAAATACACCTGTTTCGGGGTCAAGATAATCTTCCAAAAACTCACGCGCTCCAAATTCAATTTCACTAATGTCAATACCTTCGCGTTCTGCGCGGTCAACTTGTCGTTTTTGTGATTCTTCGTAGGTGTTCGTGAACTGGATGGACACCTTTTTTCCTTGATCAAGTTGTTTTTTCATGTCCTCAAGAACAGTCTGCATTTTGAAAGCATTTAGCACTGCTTGGAAGAAGTCAAGTTGTTTAGAGTAGTATTCACCCCAAATATCCCCTTTCTTTTTACCGACATCACCTTTACCGCCATCAGATTCTTCAGCAAGCACTTCAAGACTGCCAAGATACTGGTGTAGATATAATCTGATCTCTTGCCATGCATGAGCAAGTTCGTTGTAGGTTTGTCGTTGAACAGGTGTCAACTCATGAACAAGATCGTCTACCATAACATCTGACATATCAAGACCACGAGAAATAAATAAGCCTTGTGCTTTCAGATCACGTACCATGACTTCTTGAGCACTTAAGCCCCCGTTTTTCATATCAGTGATAAAGTCTTCAGAATTGGCAAACGGTTTATCTCTACCCCATATACCTAATCTTTCCATATAGGCGATGTTGTCAATAACGGTTGTGCCTGTAGCAGAATAGTAGGTTACGCGTCCGTCTGGAAGTAATCTCTGGAGTTGTCTACCCCGTATACCTGTGTTTGTAGCGTTCTCACCTTCAGAGTTTTTCATGTTATGTGATTCATCAAAGGTGATTGTGCCGTCATATCCCGCAGCATTTTTCATCCATTCAGCTGGACCAACCTCTCCTTCGAGAGCCATGAGTGTTTCTTGTTCTTTGAGTATGTCTTGGTAGCTATTTATATAAGAATCCGGGATTTCATCAATAGATTGTCCAGTGCCTTGCGACAGACCGTTCCACTCGTTTATCAGATCAGTGACGCGTGTTGGCATCGGATTACCAGCATTGTATTCAGTGACAGCTAAAGCAAAAGTTCGGGGCAGTTCTCCAAAGTGTGCGAGTTCAAAGTCTGTCTGCGGACTGAGTAAGGATTGCGGAGGTTTTTGTCCTGTAGCCCATTCTAATACTTGACTCAACCGTTTTGTTTCTTGACCTTTACCGCGAAGTGTGCCGTAAGTTGTTAACATAACACCAGAAGCTGGTAAATTCTTTTGGCTGCCGAGTTCAAATAGGGTATCTGCGTTACCACCTGCGAGTGTAAATACTTCATTAAAATCTTTAAGCCATTTCTTGTCAGCTCCCACAACGATATGCTTCGTAATACCTTGATTCTGGTAGTGAATGATAGTTCCTGCTGCGATCCATGTTTTCCCAACACCTGTATCATCACCGTTATACATGCCACGACGCGTGGGTGCGTCTCCTAAGATTTCAGGTTCAATATGTGCATCGTGTGCACGGATATTCAACTTGATTGCTTTCATCTGTGCATTGGAATATCGGGATTTGGCAGGCTCAGCAATATTAACATCAACGTTAGCCACATCAGGACTATCAATAAGTCCAAGCGATACAGTTTCAACGAGGCTAACCTCTTTACCCATAATGACATGAGAGTCCGCAGCAGGCATCCAAGACTTACCAGCATCTACCTGTTTAGTGCTTTCGGATTCGTCTAATTGGGTTGTATTTTCTCGTTGTGTACTTGTTCGTATATTAGTGTCTGCACTGCGTCCGCCATCATCCACGCCCCCTGCATCAGTCTCTTCGCTTCCGTCAGTTCGGCTATCGGGTTGAAGTCCGGTTCCAGTTCCATCTCTTTCCGTGTCTCCTGTTTGATCATCATCCATTTCCACGCGGCTTCTGTCCCCATGTCCCGTAGTTCCCGTGCCTTCTGTTCCAGGTCTGTCCACGTTTGTTTGGGGAGGCGTTGTTCCATCTCCGGGTTGAACGGCACTATCTCCTCCAGGAACCACTCCAGAAGGATCAGACTGTGGAGTTGTGGATTGTCCTGGTTGTGTGGGTAATACGGATTGTCCTCCGGGAGTTGTCTCAGTAGTTGTTTGGCGTGTTGATTCACTGGATGATTGTTCTCCGGAACGCTCATATCTAACTCCTTCCAGTAGTTCTACTGCTTCTTTGATAGTGTCGACACGTTGTTTATGCATCGTGTCATATTCAGATTTCAGTGATCCGTCTGTTTGATTCCGTATCGGTTCATTTATGACAACTGGATATTTATCAATAACAAGTAATCGAGTATTGAAAGTAGTACCGAACTCTTTATATACTTCACCACTGACGTGCAAGTTTGCTCTCACGGCATGTTTGCTTGCTATTCTATTCCAGATCTTTCGGTAGTTATCAGCGTTGAAATGTGGACCGCCACCAGGAGCTTCACCCGCTCGCATTTCAGGTGTAAGGTCACGTCCCCCGTTGACAATAGCGACAAGTCTGCCACCAGGTTGTAGTGTTTCGAGAGCGGACTCTACCATGTTCATACCGAGCGTAAGGTTTTTGCGTTGTCCGCGTGTGCTACTAAAAGGTGGGTTCATAACAACTAATGTCGCATTAACATTAGGGAGCTGCTGTGCAATGTTAGAAGCATCGACATTCGTTACATTTTGGAAGTTTTGCTGTAAGAGATGGTGGCGAAATTGTCCTATGTCATTGACATGCACCTCAGCACCAATAACCTTAGCAGCCCAAGCTAAATTACCTGTTCCGGCTGAAGGTTCAACAACGACATCATCGGGTTGTAAGTTAGCTACCCAGTTGACCAAGTATGAATAATGGAAAGGAGTGGAATACTGCTGATTTTCGTCGCGTGCTGCGGTGCGATCTGACATTCGAGGCAATCGTGCTTCTATCGCTTGGATTTTATCTATGTTATCAACTGCGGTCGTACTATCGACATTCACATTCATCAAACCTTGTGCTTCAAGGTATTGGTTAACAGCAACTTCTAACACATCATAGACCTGTTGCGAGTTGTATTGACCTTGACCAAAGAATGTGGAAGCTCCGTAAAAAAGTTGTGGAGCTGATAGACTTTCACCACTCTCAAGTTGTAGGCGTATAGCTTCCTGTAACTTCCTTTCAGGTGGGGAGTTTTGAAAGCCTTGATTACTGAGCACATTTTGCAACTGTGTTGTGAAGGTATCATCTTCGGGTGCTGGCAATGCTGAAGAATCAGGTTCATCCTGTTGAACTGCTTTTAGAGCGTCAAGCACTTCTACTTGGAACTCATCAAGATTTTCCATAGCTTCAAGAGCTTCAATCTCATCAGATATTGTTAGATCAAGGTATTCGTTACGTAGTTCTTGTTTTTCAACTGTGGACGGATCTTTTAGAGCGTCAAGCACTTCTACCTGGAACTCAT